ATAGGTATTCCGGCTTGTCTTATATCTTTCCGTAGCTGAGATGCCCGGCTCTGCGCATCGACGACTTCCTGCTCGTATTGACGAAGCGTTTCGCGGACCTTTTCAGCATCCGAGAACTCCTGCATATCATTGCGTACAAGCTCTTGAAGTATTCCTTCATACCGCTCTCTTGCGATCTGACTAAGAACAGCCGGTTCAATGAAAGAGGACGGAACGCCAGGCAGTGCCCCGAATATCGAGTTAAGGAGCTTACCACTGAGAAAGCCCTTACCCTTTCCAGCATCTCCAATTTGCGACTCTTCTTTAAGTTTGACGGTGGGAAACAAAATATCCAACTGGGCGTTGCTTTTGCCGTTGTACATGGAAGGGCGGTAACCCGAAGTAAACCCAAAACCCTCCCGCATAACGATGTCATGTACAGCTCGCTGGATGAAAGGAAGGCTTTCGCGGTATTTAGCCATCTGCTGGATAAACGCCTCGTACTTCTTCCTGCGTTTGTCTTTGGTTGGTAGTGTTTCATATTTGTCTAGCTCCGTATCGTAGGCTTCGCTTGCTAAACCTCTCTGCGCGTCATAATCATTGCCCATTTCATCGGGGGAGAAGGCCGCGTCGAAGGTACTTGATATGCTTTCCCCCGCTTTAACTTCTTCAGTCTTACCCTCCAGAGAGATAAACGACTGCTCGTTTATTTTCATATTGCTTGCGATGCCAACAACCCTTCTTGCTAAACCATCAACACCACCGTAGCCCTCAACGGACATGGCGGTCACAAAACCGTAAAGTGTATTTGTCGGACGTGATTCGTTTAAATAGTCATCGCCAAACTGCTCTCGCATATCTTCATATTCGGAAAGTATCTTGTTAAACACGGCGTTAAGCTTTGCGCCGTCTGCTTGTTTGCTCTGTAGAAGGGTTTCAATAATCACCCTGCGCATCAGCTCGCTATCCTTAAAGGCTTCTGTCTGGTTGATGTTCAGGTTATCGACCAGGTTGTTTGCCTCCTGCTCCGGGATTCCGCTTTTCTTAACACGGCTTAGGAAATGCTCTCTTGGACGACCGGAAGTATTTGGAAACTTTCTTAGAACTCCAGCATTCCAACCCTTGGTCGTATCATTGCTATCTACCGGGCTGTACACCACACCGCTGTTAAATACGTTAACCGCATCTTCAATGAGTCTCGGCAACAGACGAAGTTCATCTGCATCGAAAGCTCCCTCATTAATAGCCTGCTGGAAGCGAGCCTCGACATTTTCAAGGAATAGATAGTTCTGCTTCTCCCTTGTCTTTAGACTCATTATGTTCGCGAGCCCCTTCTCCAATGTTTCACGCGTCTTGCCAAATCCGTCTAGGTAGGACTGGGCGACGGTTTGAAGCAAAAGAACTCGGTTCTTAATTTCGTCGTCCGAGAAAGTAGTGTCGTCTAATGAAAGAGCATCGACCCCTGCCTTTCTTTTTTCCCGCAACCACTCGTTGATGTTATTACCCAGATCAATAGCCTGCTCGCGGGTCATTGAAGCAATCTCTCCCGTGGTCATCCTTCTGGCCCCATAAGGTAGCTGACCAATCCACTCCCCCTTAGCCTGATCGTAAACCCCGGTCAGGTAAATGCCGTCGTCGGTAGCATCAAAGGAAACTACATTTTGAAGCGCCTGAAGCTGTTGGTTAAACTCAATGACATCCCTTGAAACAAGAACAGGACCACTAGATCCCTTGATTGTATTTAATATATTCTGGTATGTGCTGGTCAGATCCTGAATCGTAATACCCTTTGGCAGAAAGATGTATTGGCCCAGCTTGTCTTGCTCTGCAGCAACGGCGGTAGCGGCTTGGAGACTCTCTTCCTCAGATGTCACTTCGACTGACGGCCGCTGTGGGAGCGGAGCCTTATCTCCCATATACTCACCAGTACGAGGATCTGTAATCCCTGTAACAATTGCGTAACCATCCTTGGTCGTGACAGGCATCTCTTTGCCAGTTGTTCTGGCGATATAAGATATCTTTGGCAGAACTACCATCCGAACATACTTACCCTCGGGGTCAGCTTTGCGGATCAACTCGGCTTTTTCTGGCGAGATCAGCATATTCAATCTAGCCGACTTAACTTCTTTAGCGCCTTCGGTTGGTTCAAGGAGTTTTCCATACTCAACCCCGCCCATCCCACGACTAACCTCTCCAGCGCCCTTTTGAGTTTCGGTTGTCGCAATAGATTCGTCCGCAAGTCCTTCTTCAAACCTACGCTCGCCCTCACTCAGTTGCTTATTAACGGAAGGGATGGCTTCTCCGGCAGCGTTAAACGCCGGTACCGTATCCCCAACCGATCCAACACCACCGCCCACGATATCATCTGGGGATTGAGCAAAGGTTTTCTTTAACCCGAAGTTGTTTTCTTCTTTGCTCCCTAATTCAATATCCTTATTGAACTCATTCTCCTGGAGAGCAAAGAAAGGTTGAAGTAGTCTGTAAAATACGTCTGTAAAGTCCTTAGATAACCCAGCCACAGGAGCTTCGGATGTTACAATACCAAATGCTGTTTTCATCTCGGTAACCATGATGCTGTCGCCGTGCCTGACGACACCGGTGAAGATGCCGGGGTATGCCCGCACAAACTGAATAGTGTCCTGATCTGCAATAACTACGGGTTCGCCACGGCTTAATTTCTCGGACACATCCAAAGCAAACCTGCCCCTCCAGTCAGCTCTCGCGATTTCACCAAGCAATCCTTTGGACTGCGCCCAGCTTAAATCTTGGAGTTCTTCTGGCGTGAGGCTTTTTTGGGCTGCCATTTCGCGAGAATCAAAAGCTTTAAGCGAAGTTGTCGGGTGGAGAACGTCGGTATCTGGAACAATATTCACACCCCCAGCGTTCGGGATAAACCGGTTTCTAAAGGAGAACGGCAATACTCGCAGTACCTGCCCCTTATTGTCGTACAAGTAAAGTGAGTTGGGTTTAAATTGCTTTTCTAGGCTGCCTTCTTCCGTAAGCCCCGCGGTATCCGCGGGTGTAAACTTGGCCACAACTGGGCTGACTGAGCCCGTAAGTTCACCCTTAGCAAAGGTTTGAACTTGGTCGGGAGTAAAAGAAACGGAGCCAACACCCGGCAAGAAAAGGTTGAGGTTGGCCAATGACCCAGCACGAGGGTCTCTTGCAATCGCTTTGGCAAGCATCTTCATGTAGGTGCCTGGTTGGTTTAGCGCATACGTGTTTTCATCTCGAACGGCCAAATACATCTCCGAAGCAATCTTCTCATTTTCCGCATAGTCTTTAACGATATTGAGAGCTTCCTTAAGAAGGTTTTGGCTGGCCTTTGTGGGTTTTGTACCTGGTTTAAAAGCGTTTACGGTATTAAAGGCGTCCTGAAGAGTAGTGACTTGTTGAGGGGTTAGGTTTTTTAACACCGGGAACGACTTTTTACGCATGCGCTCCGGATCGTTGTCAAAAAGCACGGCCTCAATATGTTTAGCTAGATCCTCATTCGGCACGGCCACTTGCGGCCCACCTTTAAATACCTGGCTCATGTAACTCGACTCAATCTCTGTAGAGTCTTTAGTTACTTTTGCGTTATTGTTTTTAGTTAAAGGAACTACGGCTGACTCTGGTAGGCTTGGATCTTTCGGACCACCCCACCAAGTCTCAGCCTGTGCTCCAATCGGCCTTGCCGCCTCTTCCGGGGGAGCAAGTAAAGTAGCCGCGTCAACCTCAGTCACCTGTCCGCTGGCTTTAGCCTGGGTAACTACTTCGGTTTCGCGCTCGTAGATCTTTGAGATAGTTCTCTTGTAATCAGGCGACACGGGCGAGAAGTAATCAAGATCGACAAGATATTGTTTACCTATTGCGTTTTTCGCTTCAATCGTCTGAGGGTTAGTTTGGGATAGCTTGGCGGCCGTCTCCGTGTCTACATCGGTGCCAATCTCATACACTCCGTTAACACGGACAAGAAACGTCCCCTTCTTGGAATTTGCAAAAGCTGTGAACGGAAACGAAGAAAGCTTGGTAATGCCTCCCGGGGCTACGGCAGGATTGTAAACTGTGCCCGATTTGGGAGTACCTACGATCTCTCTGCGTCGCTCGACCTTTTCGGAGTTAGCGGCAGACAATAGTTCCCGGGCTTGACGCTCACTTAGGATAATACCCCGAAGCGACTTCTTTCCTTTATTAAGAATACGGTCAGCTAGAGATATATCTTTATCAGAATCATTGGGGTCCAAGGCTTGAGCCTCACCAAGCGTGCGATCTAGATTTGGGATAGAGGCGCTCCTTGTGGATTTCTTGCCCCGCGAAACGCTGACTCTACTTACAGGGGCTGTTGCGCCAGGGAAAATATTATGAGCGGTGCTGCTCAAGAATCTTACGTTGGCTGGGATTTTGGTTCCGGCAAAAATAGCCCGCTCTTGACTACCCGAGAATGTATGCGGGTACGCTCCGAACATAAGCATAAACTCTTTTCCGGGGTTGGCCTTGGCATGATCAAAGAACCTCTGCATCTCAATCTTAGCGGACCTCGGATTAAATGTTTCGCCCTTACCCTGCCTGTTATTCTTTCCTTCCGGCCCCTTGTAGTTCCTATCAAAGATTGGAAGAGCATACGTTCTGCCATTTGCTCCTGTCTTTCCTTTTTCAGCGCCTAGCTGTTGGGCGATCGGTCCAAATACTTTGTCATGATTACCCTGAACATCTGTTCCAAATACCAATACACGATCGTTGGCTGCCGGATCTACATTTTGGTCAAAAGCAGATAAGAGCTCTTGAGCGCTTTCTTGGCGGGATGTGTATCTGGTGGCCGGTATTGCCTTAGCGATAATGCTTCCGGGGGAAGCAGAACCAGCATAATCCATTCCGGATGCCTTGCGTCTAGCGTTTGCTTCAGTATTCAGTTCACGTGAAGCTTGATCCTTCGGAATCGAACCAAGCGTCTGAAACAACTCCCTAGCAGTATCCGTAGCCTCACGATTGATTGCTTCCCTGTTCTTGCCGGTGGTCCGAACTGCTGTGTCCTGTGGACCGATGATAGTGAAGTTTGCTTTGTCTGGGTTGGCTTTAATGTGCTCCAGGACTCTTGGGATAAGAACATCAGCGCTACGACCTTCAATAAGTGTTTTACCTTGATCTAAAGCATAGTTTCTTGAGCGAGCCTGCCCAACATCGTTCTTAAGTGTCTCATCGTTTCCGATCACAATAACAAAATCCGAGCTATCGATATTCTTTTGGTCAGCCTCGTCGGGGTTAGTTGTCGTATCGTAGTCCGAATGAAGCTCTTCTTCTTGCTGGTTTGTCGCCACCTTGTAACCGCCACGTTTAACCCCGTGCTGTTCTGCCAAAGATTCCGCGACAGATGCAAAAGGCCCAAACGCACTACCGTGATACGTAAAGACGCCCTCGCTCTTTGGCTTCTGCATATTTTCTTCTGGAGCTCCAGTTTTAACGGGAGCACCAACTTCATCCAAAGTATCGACATTGACCACATCCGGCCCGTTAAGAGCATCGTTAACTTCAGGAGTACTGGCCTCCCCAGGAACCGGTGCTTGAGCATTAGCGGCTTTCTGAGCTTCTTTCGCCACTGCACTTGGCGCCACTCTTGGCGCACCAAACTGACCTTTTTGTTTATCAGCCTGGATTGTGGGGGCGCTGGTCTGACTTGGAAATAAAGCGTTGGTCTTAGACTTCTCTTGAGCCGCCTGTTCGGTCTGCGGAATAAGAGTACGGGCTCCGCCGAGGCCAAGCTCAACCATACCAGGAACCATTTCACCAATGAACTCTGCCCAAGCGTCAGCTGGATTAGACTGTTCGCCAATCACAGCACTGCCAGCAACTTCACCTGCCGCGCCCAACATACCTTGCAAAGCCGCGTCTCCAATACCACGAGCCGCTAGGCCCTTGAGCCCTTTAGCTGTTTTGAAAAGCATAGACGAGGGAAGCGCAACAGAGGCCGCATCAAATGCACCTACCGTAATTCCACGAGCAAGCGCCCTGTCTTTAATCTGCTGCACTTTTTGTGGGTCGCGAAGAATTGCTGCTACGGCTTCGGTGTTCTGAAGATCGCCAGTTTGTTCGCGGAGATCTTCAAGAACTTTTGAACCCCCTTCAACAAAAGCTGATCCAGCCCCGACACCGGCCATGGTAGCTAGAAGGACGGCTTCTTTTTCACCGCCCGCAGCCCTAGCACTTAAACTACCAGCTGCGCCTAAGGCCATGCCAGGGACGCTTGAGCCTAAACCTTGAGCAGCAATAAGCGCCGCAGCTTCTGGGTTTGTGAAAATGTTTAGCACTGGCGACCACCAGCTATCCCCACCAGCCTTTTGATATTTGAGCATCGATCGAGCAACGGGCTGCGCTTGAAGCTCTCTTTCTTGCTCCGCAATCTCGGCGGCAGCCTGATCAGGGTCTTCAAGCCCGTTGATAGCCCTAAGGGCTTTAGCGGCCTGCATCGAAGAGGACATTCCGTTTAAGAATTCGTCCTTCATTCTTCCAAAGGTAGATCTCGGGTCGGGTTGCAGTTTTAACGCGGTCTTCGCCGAGTTTACGTCTTGTTTAGCTTTGACGTATTGCTGCATGTTAAAGTTGCCGGGCCTGAAGGCATCTTCATGCATGGCCGCTTCATATAGGTTAAGAAGCTCTTCCTGTTGATCAGGATCAGCCCCCTTGAACTTTTCGTTCTGAAGGATATCTGAGATTTGCATTACACTTTGAAGTAATTATTTGGTCATTTTATTCCAGAGACTCTGAAAACGATCCATTGCGGACGGTTGCCCGGGCACGGCTGTCGGAGCTGGGATGCCCGACATACCCGGCCCTCTCGAAACCCCGGATCTCTGTAAAACACCAGTTATTGCATCTTGGTAAGATTCCCGCGTCTCATCCTTCATCATAGGATCGGACTGAATCATTCTGCCGAGATTTCCAATGATGCTAGAAGCGTCTCGAACTGACATTCTTCCGGAGCCATACTCCATTTCTTCCAACCTGCTCTTGTCTGCGTTCTTAACGCTGTCCTTAAACTGATCAACAATATTAGTGTCCACGGCCTTTGAGTTCGGGTACTTGGCTTTGTAGCCGTTCAAAGCGGACGTGATCTTGTCCATTTCTTGAAGCGTCAAAGCTCTGTTTTGCGCATTGGAGTCGACCACATACTTGCTGATAACAGCCTGAACGTATTTGCTGTCCGGGTTATTTTCAGACGTAAGCTTTTGCACCATTTCGCTAAAGTCCTTCTTCACCGCGTGCGACGAGGCAATGATCGAGCTGTTGGCCACCGACAACTGCGCTTTGTTTAACTGGTCGCGGAGAACGCTGTACTGCTCGACCGTAGCCCCATCAAGCAGTTCGGGACGGAAAGTAAAGTTTGCCAACTGAGCTTGAGCGTTCATATCGCCCTTGTAAGCCCGAGCGTGAAGATCGCCAATAGTCTTAAGTTCATTGTTCATGAGCGACTGCATATCCATCGCTCGGTTGTATTTGATGCGTTCAAGATTGGGTTGAGACTTCTCAAGCACGCTCTGCATTCTTTCGAGAGTTGCCCAAGGCTGGGCGTCCTGCAAAGCCTGACGAGCTGCGTTGTCTTTTGTAGTCTGCTGCATTTGATCCTGCATCAAAGCCATTGTGTCTTGCGGACGGAATAAACCTCCGTCGTAATTAGGAGCACTGTAATTGCCGGGGCGGAACAAACCGTCCGGGTTGACGGGGCTCACATATTGCGCCGGTTGCATCTGTTGTTTATTAGATGAGCCTAAGGCCATAAATTATCTCCCAAATAGAGGTACGGTGTTTCTAGAGGACCAAGGAGCAGAAGGAGCATACGGGCTGAAACTTCCAGCCCCGCCACCACCTAAGCCGGTCGCTTTCGGTATTGGAGTAGCTCCAAAAGCAGTACTACCGGAAGCCCCAGTTCCGCTTGAAGCATTCCCACCAAATATACCGCCCAACCCAGACAAAAGATTACCCATACCGCCCAAGCCGCTTGATGCACCACCGGCTCCGCCCCCAATACCGCCGAGCGCCGAGACACCGGAAAGCAAGCCGTTAGCTAATCCACCATAGCCCTGACCGCTTACCGCGCCCTCAATGCCCCCACCCAAACCAGAGCCTATACTCGCACCAGCCATTGTACCTATTCCTGGAGCCAAGAAGGTACCCGCAAGAGCTCCAATACCCCCTCCAATAAGGCTGCCTAACCCACTGCTACCCTTAGATTGGTACTTCATCAAATCGTAGTTGTACCTATTCATGGCATTGGTATTCGCCGTATTGGTATCGTAGATGGACTGCTCGTTCTTGATGCCTGTGTTGTAATACCGTTCCTGATTTTCCAAGTCGTTGTTATAGGTAGTTGTATAGTTTGTCAGGTTGGTATTGAACGCCACCTCTTGATTTGAAATAGCTGTGTTAGCGTCCTGCCGGGCTAGGACATCTGCTGGGCTAAACAAAAGATCGGTAGGCTTGACCGGGGTCAGTGCATTGGCATCGCCCAAGAGAGTTTGATAATTGTTCAAGCCCGCGCTCTTTAAATCCATCGTAGTAGTTCCAAAATCTCTAGCCGTCAGATTTCTACCCCTTTGGCTTGAAGAACCTACACCCGATGTAAAATCCCTAAAGGCCGCGCTACCAAACAATTTATCTTCCACATCCTGCGGCATTTCGCCACGAAGTTGCGAGGAAACCATGTCGGCCGCAGACTTAAGATTGTCCATCGTGCCAGGAGCAACTCCTTCAAGGATGTTTTGAGAAGCTTTATTGGCTGCGCCAGAGAAGCCCTGCAGGTCTCCAAGGACGCTCTCCTGCTGCATAAAGTCTGGGTAAGCATTAAGGTAAGAACCAAGATCATTAAGATCGAGGTTCAACAATTGCCCTAACTTTTCTAAATCAATCTCAGATAACTTCGGAGATTTGAGCGTTGGAGGAGACGGAGGGCTGGATTTTCCACCCATATTACAGCCCCATCCTGGCTAGCCGATCAAAGAAAGACGCCGGGTAGATCGACATACGATCGAAATGTTTATGTCTGGAAAAACCTACATGTGTGGGCCGTCCGAGGTTTTCAAATACCGGTTTAATCATGCGACCCAAACCCCCATGCAAAAGACTGACCGTCCAGTCTACCCAGAGAAGCTTGCCGTCGGCCTTATGAGCCCAGCGATCGCGAGCCTGCTCAGGATCATCAACTCTGCGAAACAAAGTAACCCCTTGCACCGCCTTGTATTTGTTTACATCCCGATCAAGAACAATGGCCATATTCTGCATATGCCACTGAACAGACTTTTCGGGCTCCTGGCAGTGAGGAAGCATGACTTTCACGAAATCGATGGTTTCCTGTATAAAGGGAGGATTGGCCGGGGTCATGTGTATTGTCACTATTCTGCCAGTAATAATATACAGATCAACAACATTTTAAGGGGTTGGGGTTTCCGCGGGCAGCGGTTCGTTGCCCTCTGAAAGCCATTGAAGATAGGTTTGATAGTCTATGTTTGCCGGGTCAAAAGGAATACATGCTCCATCACTCAACCTTTTAATTGCCGTATCAAGTGGTAAGCCCGAAAAAAGTATTTTTTGATATTGTTCCATTTTATAACTCCGCTGAAAAAGCAATAAATGCTGTAGCTGTGATGGGTATGCATAAGCTCTGCGCGGTGCCTACACTCGCACCTGTAGCTGCTGAGCAACCAGCGAACACAAGCCCCGCTCGCGTAGAGGGGCTAGCCATATTTAGTGTACTTATTACGTTTGAGAAAGTTCTGAAAAAGAATGTAGTACGTACGTCAGATGATGTAAAAAGGGTTGGAGCTGCTCGCATCTCCACTGGAAAAGTATAAACGCCCTCCCATTGAGTTGTAGTATACATGTAACCATTGATTATTGGCATTACTGTCGAGCCCGCAGTCGCTTTGTCCATAAAATAATATCTTCTGCAAAGATCCAACTCTAACCCAATAGGTCTAACCTCAAAGTCGGTTGCAACTGTACCGGACTCATACTGAACTCCCGTGATTTTAAGATAATCAGATGCTGCTAAATTGTTGTTATATGCAAAGTAAATTCCAATAAATCCAGCTGAGTCAGTTGAGGCCCCGGTCCAAGCAGTCGTATTTAGGTATGCGTAATCAGTAGATGTAATCTTTGTCCAAACACCAGGTGTTACTGTGTGGAGCTGACTCGTTATGCCACCACCGTTGGGGCCCGCCCAAGAACGAAAAGTGGGCTGCGAAGATTTAACCCAATAAGATAAAGTTGCAGGTTTCCCCGCAAAATCATGTATGTTTTGTTGTTCAAGTAGCTGACGCACCCCAATGTCGGACGAATTAAGTGCTGTGGGGTTGATCTGCAAGGAATACTTAAACTGTGCGTTTGGCACATCGGTCGACTGACTTATCGAAACTGTTCCTCCCCCGGAGTAACGAAAACGATCTGCTGTGTACACACCATCGCCAATACCTGTAAATGACGTGCCTCTCTGCCAAACACGCATATCGCCGTTAATAATACGGTTTCTAAAACCAACCACCTGAGGAATTGCATTTGTTGAAGCTGCCGTAACCCTACCCTTTGCATCTACCGTAATACTCGGAATTGATGTAGAACTCCCGTAGCTTCCTGCAGCTACTCCACTTGTAGCCAACGTGGCCGCACCAGTTACATTTGCAGAACCGTTAAATGAACCAGATGTATATGTTACATCTCCCGTCATAGCAATCGTCCGCCCATTAGCTAAGGCCGTGGCTGTAGCGGCGTTACCGGTCACGTTACCAGTCACGTTACCAGTCACGTCACCAACGACGTTACCAGTAAGACCGCCCGTAAAGGCGTTAGCTGTTCCGTTTGTTGCGTTTATTTTGCCGGCTGATATGGTTTGAGCAGTTAATACTCCTGTAAAAGTAGGGGTGTTTGAAAAAGCAATAGTACTGCCTGTGCCTGTTTTTAATAAAGCCACAAGTTTCTTATCGACATCAACGCCTATAACAGAACTCGCTGTTAAAAAACTAAATATTGGCGAAGCGGATATAGTGTTAAGAGAAGTATCTCCAGAAACAGAAAGGCTAGCTGTTGAAGTAGCCCCAGAAACAGAAAGGCTAGCTGTTGAAGTAGCCCCAGAAACAGAAAGATTCGTAACCGTAGCCGCGCCAGGCGCCACACTTCCGAGTGTACCTTCTAGCACTCCATTGGAGGCTTTAATTGTGGTAATTGCTTTACTCATTGTTGTCCCTCCAGAGCTTCGATACGTGCTACCAATGCTTCGTTTTGACTTGTAAGTAGTTCAATTTTTTCGAATAGGCTAGTGTCTGTGGGGGCGACACTTAGCGTTGGAGTTTCAATAACTCCTGTACCATTCGCTTCAATCTTAAGAAAGGGGCTGTAAGCACCGTCGTACACAAAAGCCTCTGGGTATTCGCCTTTGAATTCTCGCACATGAGCCTCAGCTTCTTCGCGAGTTTCAAACACGCTGTAAAGTGACGGACTTTTATCAATGAGTTTAAGTATTGAGATGTACATAATATTTAGTAGATGCAATAAACAGATCCTGCGTCGAATAATCCAGTAGCCACTTCCACTTTTACTTTTGTCAAAGGACCAGTGAAGCTAACTCCAGAATTACATCCGCCTCCTCTACCTCCTAATGTATCCTGTGCGGTGCCTTGAATATGCCAATAATTGCTAGATACCTTTGTTATCACATACTTGCCGTAATACGAGTACGTCTGAACAGAGTTGGCGTCAAAAAGAAACGCGGCGTTTGTGTGTTCGCTAGCGCTTATACCAGCATTTGAATGATAAATTGTTCCACCAAAATAAGCTCCTGCTCCGACATAACCAGAAGCTGTGCCAAGTTGGATATACGGTACGTCCGTGTTACTCATGCTTAAGCCCACCAGAATAATTTTCAACTCTTCTGCGTCGGAAGGAATGCCAGTAAATTCTATTGTTCTTGTCGTTGAGGCTGGAGTAAAACCGGGATACACAGTCGAACGAATAACTTTTGTTCCAACTGTCATAGTTCCAGATACTTTGGCGTTGCCGTCGACGTCCAACTTTTCCGTCGGATCACTTTTCCCGATCCCAACATTGCCGCTACTTTTTAGTACAAATTGAGAGGCTGGAGCGCTTGCATGGCGCAAGTTTATTGAGTCTGGCCCAGTGGTGTCGTGATACAAATATCCTTTTACAACTGTACCATTATTAATCTCCAATGCTGGATCAGTATTTGCGGTTATCCTAATCCTGCCACTAACCTCAAGTTTGGTGGATGGACTCTGCGCCCCAACCCCAAGGTTTCCGTTTGCGAGTATTGTTGCGGCTACAGAGTTATTAGCATAAAGATTTACCGGGTGATTTGTTTGCGACCCAATCGCTATTGATGTGTCGGCACTGTTAAAGAATATGCCAGTCATCGTGCCGTTTGTGACTCTTAATCCAGAGTTTGCAGTAGCGAGTACATCAAGTTTTGTGCCAGGAATCGTCGTCCCAATCCCAACATTTCCACTCGAATCAATCCGCAGACGTTCGGACGCCCCTACATTAAATGAAGTAAATGCTGCTGCGTTTGTATCGTTATTATTTATTGCAAATTGCCCATTCTTGTATTTAACAATATCCACTGATGTGTTCCCAGATTCAGCAACATTTGATGTAACCAATCTTAGAATTGATCCAGCATTTGCACCAGTATTACCATTTGAAACATCAAGATAGCGAAGCGTGTTAACAGATTCGGTTCCTATATTGACATTACCACTTGAATCAATTCGCATCTTTTCCGTAATTGGGCTTGTTGTAGATGTATTTGCCCTGTTTGCAAAAATAATGTCGTATGCTCCATTGGCAGTGTTTTTTGCACCAATTTTAGCTCCAACATTATAGGTGCTTTCTTGAAATGCTATTGCTTGCTCAGAGAAAGCTGACCCAGGAGCGGCAGTTAATTTAATAAAGTCTGTTCCTCCAGCCCAAGTTGCGTTCGCAATTGTTGAGGCCGATTTGATATGAAGTGGGTTTGCTGGGTTGGTTTCCCCAATCCCAACATTGCCACTTGAATCAATATTCATTCTAGTTGCATAAGCACTAGCTGAATCCCTAATAAATAATTTTGATTTTATGTCTAAGTATGTATTTGAAGCAGAAAAGTCACAACTTAATCCAGCCCCTGCTGTTCCATTTGATAATAACAATCCAGTAGTTCCAGCAGCTGTAGTTTTATTTACAATGTTCCCACCACTTACATCTAGTTTCCCAGTAGGACTCGTAGTTCCAACCCCAACATTGCCAGAAGAATCAATCCGCATTTTCTCTGTATTGAGTGTCGAGAATGTTAATGGATGGTCGGTAACTGTGCGGAGATTACCTTCTGAGTTTCCGTTTGCGTTAAGGTGGACTTGGACACCAGACGTATTGGTTAAGCTTAAAGCGTTATAGTCAGAAGCAGTCTGATTGATGCTTACGTTTTTGCTAAAAGTTGTCGCGCCTGCGCTATTAACGAGAACTCGCGGAGTCCCATTTGTAGTTAAGGCCAACGTGTCTGCTGCTGGAAAATAGATGCCTGTATTTTCGTCGCCAAAAGTCGTGATGGAAGGAGCTGTGGCGGTACCTGATTGAAACTTTAAAGTGCCCGCGAGTGTATCGGCTGCAGTGAAGCCAACAATTTCAAGAGTGTCTCCGGCTGTCGCTGGGGTGACAAGAGTGAAAGACGTACCATTGGAAACGTCCACATCTGTGCCGGTAACCAGTTTGGTCCCGTTTTGAAATACATCTAGCTGGTTTGGCGTGTAACCTCCAGCAACAGTGAAAAGGGTTTGCGCAGCAGTAGCTGTAAAAGACAACCTTTTTGGAATAGCTGGACTAGAAAAATATCCGCTGGCCAGACCGACTACGTCAATAATATCGCCAACAGAAGCTCCGGCCGACAAAACCACAGATGATCCACTGGTTACCGTTACAGTGGAACCGTTGACCAATTTAATACCATTCTTAAAGACATCGATTTTTCCAGGAGTGTATCCGCCGGTAACCGTAAAAGTCGTCTGGCCGGCCGTAGCCGTAAACGTCTGCCTTACGTACGAGGTTGCGCTTGAGCCACTACTTCCACCTGAAGTTGTCCCTCCAATACCTCCCCATACAAGCCCGTTATACCCCTCAAACTCGTTTGTAGTTGTATTAAACCGAAGCTGACCACCTGCGGGCGCCGGTCTTTCAGCGGTCGTGCCAGCCGGGATTTTAAATGCGGAGGATGAATTAAATTGAGCATAGCCGTTTGCATTGAAAGCCCCGGAAACAGTTAGATTTTCAATCAAGCTGTTTCCTGTTTGAGATCCGTTGTTTACGGGAACGCCGCCACCGCTAGTTGCCCAGGCCGTGGCACCTCGAACTTTCATGCCGGGCATGGTCGTCGAGTAATACATATCCCCTACCTGAAGTGGAGATCCGTCAACCCTTACGGTCGGGTCGGTGTCGCTTGTTCCAAGAAAAGTAGTGTAGTACCTATTTATCTCTCCCAACTTTGAGTTTACGGTCTCAATGGTAGACAAGTTATTGTTTAAATTTAGTAGGTTTGCTTTGCTTGAGGCCAGACTATTAATCGCATCAATGCTCTCAGCGTCCGCAACAACGCTGTCCATATTGTTAGAAACAATATCAATAGCCGAAAGGTTTCCAGCTACGACCGTAATATCACCGCTGTCAACAGGCGCAGTTCCGCCAATCGCAGAATCTCCAATTACTGTTACTGGTGTAATTGTCTCGCTCATATCATCGGCATAACGCCGCCAAGGGCGAAGTTCTGAGCTTGAATGCGAATTGAGTGTTGTTCCCCTGTCTTGGACTCCCGCAGCTCGTCACGCAAAAGGAGTAAAGCTTTTTGTTCGTGCATTGCAGATTGCTCCGCATTGCTCGTAATTGTCAGGGCCGCCAAAGCCATGTTGAAAATAGCTGGGTAGTTTTTGATGCTCATCACATCGCTGTCTTGAGTTTTGTAGACCGGTCGCTTCTTGACCAGGAGGCGGACATAAGAGCTGCTAGCCCAGTTTCCACGAACAAAGTAAGCGCGGTATTGAACGTTATCGATTCGAGTCTCTCCTCTTGCAACCATACAAGGCGATGCTGTCAGGTTGGAAGTGTTGTTGGAGTCGATATCAACCTGTTGGTATCCAGGGCCATTCTCCTTAAAGTCGTAGAACTCGTCGTATACCGGGATTGGAGATCCGTTAAAAGTAGCGCCAAGAATGGCTTCTACATCATTTGGTACGTAAACAAGCCCGTCCGACTGGTCAATTGTAAGGGTGTAGCTTTTAATAGTTCCCACAAAAGTACCCATCCGCATGCACTGTTCTTCACTTTGATTTATAAAGCGGGTTAACTCTGAATCAGAAAGGCGTAGTCCATTTGGCGCTTCAAGCGCAAACCGAGCCTTCATGTAACCAAGCGTTCCAGGAATGGCTGTTGATAATGCCGCTGTATAGGTTCCGTGCCGTTTGGATTCCAACTCTACATTAAGCTCCTCTTCCAACATCTTAATCGCTTCGGCCTCAAACTTGGAGGCTTGCTCCAGGTTGAGTTGAGCATTTTTAGTTGATAGTGAAAGGGCTGTAAGAGCCAGTACCGCGAGCTTCACGATCTGATAATTCGAAACAGAAAGCACGGCCGTATCCGAAACAATGTAACTGTAGGTCGGAAGCGTCAGGCCGTCCTTTACTCCGTATCGCAAAGCGGACAACAGAAGACGTTTTTTTGTAATCAACAAATCTTGAGCTTTATTTACCAAATCAAATAGCTTGGCGTCTTCGAGCTTAATACCAAACTCCAGATCTAACCCAAGTTTAGCACGAACATACCCCATCGTGCCTACAGGATGAGTGGAAAGTTTGGATTGGTATACTAGCCGGCGAGCTTCTTCAACCGACATATCGGTCTTGTAGGCCATATGTTCCACAGCCTTGGCTTGAAGGCTAGTCGCCATATCAACTTGATTGTTTTCTTCCCGCCAGAGGGCAAGAACCATCAACTTTAAAGCTTCAAGATCGGCAATAATCAACTCGTCGGAGTCATTCTGCACCTCCACCATCTTTTTCTTGCCGGTAACGACAACACTCGTGGGGACCGGACTTACCGAGGAATCAATCTTAAACTGAATGACATTTGCGGTTGAGCCAATTGGTACAAAGTTAAGGGGAACTAGATCCCCGTCGTCATGAATGAAAACGTACGCGTTGTCGCAAAGCAATACATTGCCCGAAGCCAAAGTCGTGTTGTTATTTTTTGCTACACGAACAATAGACTCCAACTGGGAGGGCAAAGTAAAAACGCCAGATATCACGTCGACCTTATACTTGGCAACCGCCCCCACCCAGGCTCGAATCGCGTGAAGCCGGCGTTGGGCCTGGTTAACACGCTGAATTACCCGGGCATCCGTAGAAGGAACCCCGTTGTCAACGACGCGTGCGATTTCCGATCTTATTTCGCCCAGAGTCATTATGAAGCCATGTTCACCCAATAACTGCCGTTCGAAACAAGCGTACACCAGCTTCCGTCAGTGTTTGATAGGATCACGTTTGTTGCGGTCATGCTTGTCTTGGGTAACACGTTGTTTGAGTTGGAGTTTACTGCTCGGTTTTGAACTGTCTTAATTGTGATCTCGCGACCAACCCAATCCGCGGCTGTCGGCAAAGTAACCGTGCAAGTAGAAGCCATATTAACAATGATCCAGTTTTCTGTTGCCCCAACAGTAAAGTTGGCTGTCTTTTCAACGGGCGCTCCTCGGCTTAATGAACCCACTGTTACCTTTGAGGAAGCGGCAATGGACGATACGGTCATAGCACCGGAAGAATTAATTGTTGCTCCGGTCAAAGTTAGAGACCCTGCTGTTACTGTGCCGGTTGTAGAAATGGAGCCACCGCTTACCGCCCCAGTAAGAGTTAAACTGGTGCCTGTCAAAGCCCCGCCACTGGTAATGCCGCCCGAACAAGTGATCGATCCTGCGGTTAAGACAAGGTTTCCGCTGCTAACTGTTATGCCAGCGGTGGTTGTTACGGCCCCAGTAATGGCTAATGTGCCAGCAGTTGCCGCAATTGCAGGGGTTATAACAGAAGTTGTCGCTTTAGCAGACCCAACAACATGAAGAGTTGTGTCTGGTATGACTGTGCCTATGCCAACTCGGTTTGCGTATGTTCCCGTGTTGTCAATCGATAAAGCTGTAGCCAGCAATCGAATATTGCCCCCGGTAACCGAGAGACCCCCACTAAAAGCGCTACCAACGCTAATTGAAGTCCAACCTCCGGAAAGGTAGATCTTAAGTAAGGGGTTGGCGCCAGAGGTATCGATCCAAATCTTAGTTTGATCGTTTGGAGCGGAAGGACTCAGCACAAAAATGCTAGCTTCCGAAGCGGGAACAGAAAGATTTTCGGCGAACAAAGCCAACAACTCTTGCGGGGTTGCATACTTTGTACCGGCTGGAAGTGTTGATGCTAATAGAGCCATAATTTAACTTTGACCTCCTAAGAGTGGGTTTCCTGTAAGTGTTAAAATGTTACCTTGAGTTACAACGGCTTTTGCGGGCGCTCGTCCAGAGCCGCCTGCTTGGCCTAAATCTCCTCCGTTCCAGCCAATACTAGCTCCACCAAACAGATAAGAGCTTGGCCACTGTGAACGAGTATAATTGTAACGTCCTTGAAAACTATATCCGGGATTGATGCCTGCCCCACCTCCGCCGTCACCCAAAGCGTTGTTGTCTCTATTTTGTGTAATAGCGAGACCGCCCGTGCCTCCAGACCCAATAACACCAGAATTAGCAATAGTAAGGGGGTAGCTTAATAAAATAGCTGGGCCACCTAGATTAGTAGTCGCCCCATAGCTGTCGCAACAACCCGTGCTGACAGTAGCGCCACCCATACCGGCAATAACTCCGTTAGCTGGATTTTTTGCATCGCCCCCACTTATAGCAGGGAGAATAAGCTTGATATTTGACCCAGCAGGCCAAGTACCGGTCTGCAAAGCATAAGTCGAGGTACTGGTGCTTCCAATATTTCCAAGGACGGTAAACTCTACCGACGCACCAGTGTTTACATAGGGATATTCAGCAGTAAATAGATCCCAAAGAACTAAGTTATAAGAATTAGTGTTGGCAGCCCCAATATTCAGCTTAAATGTCGCGCTGTCGACGATGCTAACCATCATGGCGTTAGCTCGTGTACCCAAATGAGATTGTTGCGTTCGAAACGCTTCCCGAAAGAGCGGAAAAAGTTGCTGTAACACTTGTGCCGGCCGCAATCACTGTACCGTTTGCAAGGGCTGGGGATAATGTAATTGTAGCCGAGCCCGAGCCAAAAGTAGCCGTGACGGCGGTGTTGACGGTCATAGCGTGAGTAGCTTTAAAAAGAACGACAGTTTGACCTGTATAAGGTTGAAATACGTTTGCACTTACCTGCTGACGAAGGCTCGTAGTGCCGGCCGCAGTAAGAAGACCTTTTTCGTTAACCGTGAAAGTAGGAATTGCGCTGTTGGAGCCATATGCTCCAGCAACTAAAGTTGAGCGGGTTTCAAGATTTTCCGGAAGAACTGTGCCAAGCGCAATCTTAGCTCCAATTATATTTCTATCCGCAATTTTGTCTGTGATAACAGACGAAGTTGCAAGCTGTTGAGAGGAGACAGAACCGCTGACAAGAATATTGCCTCGAAGCTCGGAAAGTGCGATAGCCTTGGTGACGGAAGAGTTTACAACTGGAAATACATCCGTGCTGCTTAAGGTTCCTGAAAAGGGTGTAAGGTCGCTTATTTTAGGCATAACGGAATCTCCTATTCTGGGCTATTGGCATATCTATGTCAATAATGAAGCATCGCTTTGGTCCGTAATGGGTTCGCCAAACAATGTGGAGCCCCCAGAAACGGTTAGCGTGCCAGGCTCAGTTAAAAGCTCTTGGGATATAACTGATCCGCAAACTTCTGAATAATGAAGAAACAAAGAAGCTTCAACAGCGTCTAGTTGCTGCCATTGAGTTTTGCTAAGTTCTGTGCTCATTAAATATTTCCTCCTACTTGCTCGACCAAAGTTTGACAGTGTACAAACATTTTTTGAATAGTTGCGTTGCCTGTCCACACGACACGAGCCTGAAAGTCATAGCCGTGAGAGAACATCCTATTAGTCAGAGGGTCAGCCTGCTCCCGAGGGTTCATGAGCCGGATTTGAGGTGCAAATTGAGGTTTGAGGTTTGCAATAGTGGATAAGAATCCGGAAGAGTCTACCTGATCAGGTGTCGCTCCTGCCTGATTGAGCCCGTAGGGAGTTATAGTCACATTGTAAGAGGAATCCGGAAGAATGCTTGGGTACGAGATTTTAAGATAAAGGTAACTGCCTTCTGAGCGATATAGGTTAAAGAATCTGGATGCTGTTCTATTGGTGGGGATAGGAACGTTTACTGTTCTAAAAGAACCATAAAAAGTCGAGTAGTCGGTTGAGCCAGACACAAGAGCAGAAACTTCCGACGGTTTCTTGGTGGACACAAGGTAAGATACCCCGATTGAAAACGGTGTAGCTCCGGTGCCTGGAGGCGTTGCGCCAATAGAGAAGTCGAGACGAATGCCTAAACCTCTAGTTGAACGGGTAGAGTACTTCGAAAGATCAATACTATAAGACTCAGTCGCAATCGAAGATGCTATACCTACTTTTTCAATCTTATCTCCAGTAAGAGGTGCAACAGAAACGGACGTCTCGGGCAGCATGTAAAAGTTGTCCCAGAAGATCCAGCTGGGGTATTGATCGGGTTTGTAATACACCTCGACGTCCGTCTGGTCTCGAAGATTAGCAAACCAGAAATCGGAACGTATGATTTTTTTTAACTCAAACATTGACCGGAATGAATAAGCAGAAGTTTCAAGCTCCGCCCGAATAGGAACAGAGCCGGAAGAGCTTCCGGAAATAGCTAAAGAATATTGAGTGGAGTTTCCGGCGGGCATTGCAGTAGATGCAGCGGCTACTAAATACAAGAAACCTTTTGTTTGAACGGGACCAAGATCTATGTCGAAGGTAGCTTTTCCAGAGGCTAGGCTAGAAAGGGCTAGTTGCTTTGTTTTAACAAAAGGAGCTATTTCTGGGTTCGATAAGATAGTGTTTGCCGGCACGTTTAACTGACTTACCACATAAGAGAGAGATATACTTTGCGTGCCCATACCATTTGAATCCCAACCCGTGGCGGCAGATTCGTTTTCTGCGCTGAACAAAAGTTTTACATTTTGTGGCCCAAGAGATGAAATACTCGATAAATTAAAAACAGCGCTAGAAATTCCAGATAAAGACGAGCCTTCGTAGGTCCCGGAAAGAAAACCGACAGCAAACGTTAAGTCGTTACCGGCTATTGGGCGATCTTCGTGGGCTTTTGAATCAACTTCCCACACGCCGTTAAGATTACAGCTTAAACCCAAGATAAATGCTCTGTCTCTACGTCCAAAGTCTCCAGCAATGACTTGGAGCATATCTAACCCAGTCCATATGCCATCATAAGCCGCGGCCGTTTTACCAAGACTCCCCGTCATGGAGTTAAAGTCTAGGCTGATAAGGGCCTTATAAACTTTCTTGGACCGGCTGTTAATTGATTCGGGTTGATACTCTTGGGGAAGAGCGGTCATCAAAACACGACCGCGATCGGTGTAAGCAAGACTTACGTCTTGCAAAAGATGAATTGGCTCCTGATTTAAAATGTAGTTCATCTCGGCGCTCATGGCCGTATTCCCATACGTCTCCATCTCTGCAGTTGCATTTTTGTAGGTACGAAGTCCGTCGTTTGACCGGAAAAATAGATCGCCGTTTACCTGTGCAAATGCATCGGGTCCAACAGCTCCAATATTCGTATAAAGCACAGTTTGAAAACTAGAAGTAGTGCCCCACTGATCTCTTGGAGTCATCACGTTAAAAGTCGCGGCTCCAAATTCGCAAAACACAAACAACTGCCCCTGCCCGGCTACAGTATTTTGCGTAGGTACAAATTGCATTCCGGTAATTCTGCCCATGAAAGAGGGCATTAAAAGACTGCCACCTTCATTCAAATAAGTATTCTCAGTGTTAAAAAGAACTGAAGCCCTTGGGTCAGTCAACGGATAAAACTTTTCGTCCAACGCTGTTTTGCCAGCACTCACATTGACGTGAGAGCCAACTAGATCGAGAGCTTTAATTTCAAAACGATTTGGATTGGCTATGAAAAGCCTCCCCTGCCCGTAAGCCATAATAGAACCGGTGGGTACCTCAGAGGGGTTGGCAAGTATCGCATATGCTTTAGCACCTGTTCCGGTGCCGCCAGAGAAAGTAATTGTCGGGGCAGAAGTATACCCAGTGCCAGCATTTGTAATTGTAACGCTTTCAACTTGTCCGCTCGTTGCGTTAATTACGGCGGTAGCGGTGGCAGTGGTGCTTGTTCCACCAGGAGCAGTTATGGTTACAGTCGGAGCTGAAGTATACCCAGACCCTCTATTTGTAACCACAATACTAGTTACGGTTCCATTTCCTGTGCCAAAAGAAAGAGCAGGATTAACATCATATGCGCGGCGAATATTTTCTCCGTCAAAGATAAAAGGCGCATGGACTCCGTCTTGAATGATCAAATATTTTTCTGCCTGACAAAAATAATGCCGATTAGTCTTGTGATTCTGATCAGGCCAAGGTCGGCTTGTTTGTGTAGAGTCTCTTGAAAAGCGAAGACTTAAATCGGCGTTTGTAGATCCTTGTACTGAAGCTTTCGCATTTTTGCTAAATCCCTCGCCCCCTCCTCCAGCTGCAACACTCACATAGTTAAGAGCGCCTGCAACTGTTGTGGCGGAAGCAGAAAAACCTTTGCCTGTTTTTCCTAAAAGCAAACCTATGGGCAGTGGATCTTCAATTGTGACTTTTGAAGCGTCTGTCAACCCAACACCAGAGTTTACCTTACCTGCTCCAGCCACACGCAATGTGTAATACGTCGTGTCCATAAACTTTGGAAGATTTGTATACCCAACTGAACTTGAAGATATGTCGTAAGTTCCGGTCAGACTGCCCACAGTAGAAGAAGAGTTAGCTGTGTACGTAAAAGTTTGAAGTGTTGGGGTTGAGGTGACTATTGCATCTGAAACAATCAAATGCGCTTTTGAAGCAGGAGCTGTAACTGAAACTCGATCCCCTGGGTTTAACTGATGCGGTACAGGCGTTTCAACGGTGGCTACTGTTCCGGCGCATGTGATTTTAATCCCAGTCTTGGCAGACAATGTTGTTCCGTTTGTGCCATTTAATCGGATTATTTTCTTTGTTTGCGGATCAATTCTAAAAAGCCAACCGTCTGCAGCCGCAATAATATAGGTTTTTCCCTTTCCGGAATCAGCCAGGTCTGAAGCTTCGTCGCGATTCGCGGGCTGCGTGAACAACGTGGCGCCTTGAAAATAAGCTTCTTGAAAAGCAGTGAGCGCATCTGGATCTTCGGGGTCCGATTGTAGATCAAGCTGAACAAACCCAGGCCGGGTCTTTACAATTCCACCTCGGGCTGTGACGTTTACACCAAGTGCATAGCTTTTTTGACTGATCATGTTTGGTTCCTTTGAGGAATCCATGCCACTTTCCAGCCCGTTAAACCCTGCTACCTGACGTCCTGCATCTTCTATGGCCATATGGTTATTTTCTCAGAAATGAAAGAGGTTTCAACCTTTGGACCTCAATACTTCCCAGTTATCACGCCAAGCTGAATTAGCGGCAAAGTAGATAGACTTTGTCTTGGGTAGCTTTGCCCGTGGGATTACAAACACGGCATCCTGCGGAATGTGGTAGAAGATAAAGATATCGCAGTCGGTTTTGTTGTAGATTGTCTTTACTTTATTGGTTTTAAGAAGAGCTCCGTATCCGTAACCAGGACCTTTTACGGCCAGAAATTTAAGCTTGTTGCGAGTCTTTGTGTCTGAGGCACCTGCCGTGGTCTTAACCTGAACTCTTTTGAGTTTTCCTCTCCAGTCGGTTATCAAATCGTACCCCTCGTCAATTACGGGTGTACAAACCAAAAACCCCTGCTCCAAGAGTTTTGCGGCCACTCTTTGCACTCCAATAGCCCCTATACGAAGGCTCATAGCCAAGACCTCCCCAGAACATTAACCGCTAGCCTGCGACGCCTATAAACCCCATCTCCGTCGCGAGAACCACCCCCATTAGTGTTTCCCTCAATCGTTAAAAGCCACTCCCCGTCGTTTTTCTCTACAATACCGGTATGCGCTACCCGGCCCATGCTGTTAAACCAGATCCCAAAAACATCGGCAGGCTTAAGGGGTGTACCTTTTCGTGATCTGTCCCAAATAGGACGGTACAGCATTGTGGGTGACCAAGCCGTCCGGGGGTATGGGTTAAGCGGGCGAGTAAAAGTCTTGTCCCCTATCCAAACAACAAAAGCTGCGCACCAAGGCGCTCGAGAACCTTTTAAGCCTACGGAGTCTAGGATCTCGTCCACCACGGGCCCGTCGTTCTGTCCCGTAGCTTCTGTAATCCCAATGGCTTTTCTGGCCGTTTCGACAACCCGATTCCTCGCATCCGCATTACCCAAAGAAAGATTGGGGTAGGCAAGCGCAAGAGTAATCGCAAAAACATATCTTATCGGCATGACAGGATGGCTGCCAGTAACAGGACGGAAAACATGGCTGCAAAAACAAACAGCCTTGTCCGTGGTCCCGATTCCTTCCAGTCATCGCTGAGCGCACCTCGGTCGACGTATTGATCCAGTATCTTCCAATCCAACTGAAGCACCGTCCAAGCCATGAACGTGCAAAATAGAAATCGAACTGCACCAAAAGCTAGGACGTGCAGAGAGCCGAGATCTACGGTCCCGGCCGTAGTGTCAAACCCTTGAAGGATCGGGCCTAAAAAGAAAAAGATGATAGTGGCTACAGCAATAGCCAAGAGCCCCTGGATGTTTGAGAAAAGCCAGCGTTTCACCAGGGAATCCCAATGAACTTGCGAACCACCCAAAGAATCGGGCCTCGTGCGGCAAAAAGGATTGCGGCAATCAAGGCCCCTCTCCACATCCATAGCTCACCAAGAGCTTTACGTTGTTTAGCTTTCCAGATCTCAGCGTCTTTAACAGCTTCGTTGCGTTCTTTGACTGCTTCCTCAAGAGCTTCGGTATTTACAAAACAAGCCTGCTTGGCTGACTCTAATTGCTTTTTAGCCTCTTCGATATGAACTTTAGCCTCGGGATTGGCAACAGCTGAGGCTGCATCCAGCCGGGCTTCGGTAGTCGCAAAATTGGGCAAACGCTTGGGGGATACGGTAGAACAACCCGTAAAAAACAACGCAACCACTAGTAGGGTCGGCATATGTGATAGTATCAATTACTTCCTTGCTTTTGTCAATAATTAACGGCCGTTAACCTTATCCCAAAACCATTGTCCAAAAATTGTAAGCCCCAGGGTAATTGTTGCTACAATCCCGTATCCCCTGTTTATGTGCCCTTCTACCTTGTGAAGACGACCGTCGTGGCCGGTAAGCAGATCAAGCGTAGAATCAACTTTAGTCTCGATTCGAGCCAAACGTTCCCTGATCTCGGATTGATCTTCGCTCATTTGAGCTTCGCAATAACTGGCCGTAGCCGGTCGCAAATTGCGTCTCCGTTTAGCCCGAGCAAATGCCAGAGCTCATTCTTCTTATTGAAGAACCAAGCAAAATGTTGCTTGGTCATCAAATCCTCTGGGTACGCAGATTGGGTGCCGTATTTCTGAGCGTATTTCAAATCCCAAACAGCCTGTTCAACAATTGCCAGGCCGAGGTCTTTGATTAAATGCTCAGGACATCCCGGTCTCGATTGAGTCGACGAAGTTGCCTTGTTTGGCTTGCGGGGTTTCATTCGAGGCCATTTTGTCCTTGGGCTCAGCTTCTTCATCACCGACGGGGTGGCCCTCGACGGAAACAAGGCAAAACATATCGCCTTTGATGTAGCCTTCTGCCATGAACTCAAACGTCTCACCTTCTTTAACTCCGTCTGGGAGTTTAAAACCTTGCGGAATTGGAAATGTTTCTTTCATAACTAAATTTATAAGTTTCTTTCGTTTTTTAAAATATGACTGCCCCAGGGGGATAAAAACCCCTGGGGCAATCGTTCAAGTCAATTAAGCAACCCAGAGCAGGTCAGCCTCGCCACGTTTGTGACGAATGACATAACCCCACTCAGGGCGAACCGGCTTAGAACCGTTCGCGAACGTCGCGCGGAAAAACCCGTTTGCGCCGTCCGGATTGGTTTCACGATCGGGGATGTTCTTCCATCTGAAGTCACCGCGATAGCCTTGAGCATCAAAGCCCATTTCACCCATCGAGCCCAGGGGCTTCGGAACAACGGAGTGATACACTTCGTTGATGAGGATGATGGAATCTTCGTAAGCAGCCGAGAGGTAGCTTGCGTTGATGTCGTATTTGTTGCCTTTGGTGGCCGAGGTGCGAACGAACGGGAACACGCGCTTCCATGCGAAGAGCTTGTCCGTAGCAGACGGGCTAGTAACAGCCGCGCTGATCGTTACCGAAGTAGCCGTCAGGGCTGAGACCACGCTAGTGGTGGATTTAACCGTCGTGCCGTCGTTAGCCGTGACAACCAACACATCGCCAACTTCCACACCGGTGGAATCAGCAACCGTGTAAACTCCGGACGAATGCGCAGTGGCCGTGAGGGCAATACGATTGTACCGGGGAGGATACGGATCAATGATGTGGTAGAAGCCGCCGAAGGACCGTTCCACGCCAAGAGGAGTGAGAAGCTCATTCGGTTTGGAGGAGAAGCGGTAGTCGCTACGGATATCGCTGTTGAGCTTGATAATGTCATCGCTGGTTTCAGCGCTGGTGATCAAGTTGAACACAGGGGCTCCGTTTTCCTTGCCTTGAGCGGCCGTACCGGCGCCGTCACGCAGCAACCGCATATAAACCCGACGCAGGATTCCCTGAGTCAGTTTGCTGGTCGCATCAACCAAGGGGCTGAAGGAAGAAGTATCGCTCGACACGGTTGCGTAATTCAACGCGGCGTTTGAAGCGCTCGAACCAGTCGGAGTGATCTTGTTCTGTGCCAACCGGACGTATTCGTCCTGGTAGCGGGTCGTCCAGACCAAAGCGGTTTGCTCGGTCAGGATGTTCATGATCTGAGTCAGCTGCTCTTTCCGGCGCACGGGGTAGCGCAAATCTTCGAGCGAGATGTTCGGAGATTCGAGCGCAACACGACGGAGGTCGTAAGTGCGGAGGGTTTGAGCAAACTCAACGTTAGCAAACTTAGGAAGCTTGCCGTTGTTGGCGTTATCTGTCGAAGCAGTCAACGCACTAGCTGCACCTGAGGTAGCTTGAGTATATGCATTGAAGCTGGTGTAGGTCTGATCGGTAGGGTTTGACCCGAGGATCGAGGAAGTGCCCGTCCAGACAGACTGAAGATCGAAATCGTTCTGCCGTCCGTTACGGGCCGCCTGGGGGATAGAACGCTCGTAGGTCAGCACGCTGACCCGATCGCCCATCTCGTCGGGGAAAGTATCTTGTTTAATTAATTTGAGCCAAACATTGTTATCGACCGTTTTGCGGTAGATCTCGGGCCCAATACGTCCAGCTTCCTTAACAAGGAGCTGCTGAATGTTATCGTATACAGTAGCCATATTAGTGTTCTCCTTTCAGAGAGAAAAAGTAAGAGTTTAAAAACAAGAGGAGAAACCAACACGGTTTCCCGTAGTTTTCAAAATTGGATCTCCCGGCGGCATCCCGAGACTTTTATTGCCCGCGTGACCACTTCCATTTTTATAGGTCGTGCCCTCAAAACCCGCTTCCGTTTTTATAGGATCTCTAAGGCAGATGAGAGTATGCGTTACTGCCTGCGGTCTGTCAATACCTAATACTTATTTCAGCCCTTTTTCAAGCGCATCAAGAAAGCCAACATCGGAAGATATATCGGGTGAACCAGTCTTAGCATCTCCACCACCAGCTCCAGGAGTGGCAGTACGGTATTCACCCAAAGCTTTCTTCAGTCCGGCAATTTCTCCCTGGCTCTTTTTTACGTAACCCTGGAACAACTGAACCATGAGGGGCATTGCTACCGCTTGATAAGTCAAAGCAGCTCGAGTTTCAGTATCCAAATCAGACTGCTCAACAAGCATTGCTTGTTCACGAAGGCCATCAACGCGGGAGTCCCATTCTGGATTACCCGTCTTTTTTAGAATAGGCACTTCCTGAGTGAAGCGGTTCCAAATCTCGTTGTAAGCCGTGGTGGTTTCTTCCTGAGCTTTCTTTTGAGCAATTTCCTGCTGACGGGTCTGCTCGGCTTGTTGAGCGAGCTCACGCCTACTAATCTCCTGCATTGCCTTGTCGGCGTTAGTGAGAATAACATCGCGTTTGTTATAGAGTGCGTTAAGTTCATCTACCCGACGACGGACGTCAACGGCATCAATTGGGTCAAGATTGGTGAGCATTTCTTTAACTGCTGCCCTGCGTTGAACGGGGTCAGTAATTGCTGCGGCCCGAACAACGGCATCCGCATCCATTTCGTACATCTTGGCCATTTCTTGAATGGTGTTAGTAGCTTCACGAATAGGAGCATCAATCGCAACCTTGTACTGCTTGGTGGCTTGTACGCGGGCTACGGAAAGTTCGCTCTCGTACTCATCTCGTTCGGCTTTGAGGGTCTCAAGTTCTTTGCGAAGAATATCGAGTTGAGGAGAAGTCTCCTCCCCAGAGTCCTCAACCTTAGTTGTCTCTTTGTTAATCTTGGACTCTAATGCGGCCAACTTGGCTTTGGTGTCACGGAGTTCAGTTGTAACCTTCGCAAAAGCCGTTTGAGCGGATTTGGTAGCCTCTTTTGGCAACTCAGGAGCGGCTTCTTCCTTTGCGGCTTCAGGTTCTTTCCCAATCGCCTCTAGCACATCGTCCGGAATATCCAGTTTGTTCTCCAAAACCTTGGCAGGCGTTGCTTCTACCTTCGCCTCTGTTTTTGCAGGTTCAGCTTTAACAGCTTCAGGAGCCGTGACAGCTGTATTATCAGCAGGTTTAGGAGTTTCTGTTGCGGGCGTAGAAGGAGTATCTAGCGCCACGTTCAGTGCGTCCAACAAGCCAAGTTCAGGAGCGGGTGTGCTCATTCGTTATTTTTTCCTTTGTTTTCAGTCCAGGGTTCCGGCAACACTGCCGGCTGCTCCGCCAAATTGGTCAAAGCCCCAAAGTTTCTGAGACAGTCATAAAAACCTTCGCGTCGTGCGTTTTGAAGTGCGCCGTACAAGGCAATGTCCGCACCTTCAGGAAGTGCGGTAGCTCTGGGCAAAGCAAAATCCACAAGTACTTCAAAAGCTTTAGCTAAAGCTGGCTGTTGAAGTAACTGTTTAAGTTCCAGTTGAAGGTCTTCCCTTTTACGCCATTCGTCGATAGTCATCATATATACGTTATTGACAGACTTATGCCATTATGGCAAGCACAAAATATTAAGAGTTTCTGATCTTACTGGCGATCTCGGCATCGCGGAGCGCCATTTTCTGCTGGTGATCGGCTAACTTAATCTGCTGATCAACTTTAGCTTCTTCAACTTTCATCTGCATTGCCAGCTGATGATCCTGAAGTTTGGAAGCAGTATTTGGATCAATACCACCCTGCCCGCCACCTCGTTTAGCTAAAGCTTCTTGATGCTTGCGCATATTCTCTTGTTGTGCCCTCATGTTATTTTCCAAAGCCACGATAGCTTCACGCATAAGGTTTAGCATTTCATTGTACTGCCCAACTTCAATCTTTCGCGTAGGGTCTCCGGCAATTTGTTGAAGATGCATCATGGAATGCTGGTAATTAAGAGTGAGATAAGCCAAAGCCATGTCCGGTTTCGCGATGCCCTGCGAAGTAGCATCGAGCATTCCGCGAGCATCTGCCAAGTGAACACGAATATGAACCGAGTGATTCTCGGTAGGCATAACAGAAATAGGACGCCCGTCTTGGAATTGAGCGTTTTCAAGCTCGGCAATCTTGGCGTCGGTCGGTAGGCGTTCTTTGAGTTTCCCAGCTGGGAGATACCGATCCACCTGGTCGTAGCCAACACGAGCGGCAACACGGTCACGGATAAGATTCTGCTGACCCACTTCGTCAAACCGAGGAAGGAGTTGGATAAATTCGTTGAAGGCCAAGATACGAGCGCCGCTAGATCCGTACCCAACAGCCCGAACCGGGATGACTTCATGAACATCGAGTACCGCTTTCCACGGCACTCCACGTTCTTCAAGCCTCGAACGAAACTTGGCATAACCTTCGTAACCAGCGTCACCGGGCTGCCAGGTGTCTTTCTGTAAACGTTGAAAGCTTTGTTTGAGGAGCTTGCCCCAAGTTACATAAAACAAATTGATGCTGGCAGTAGTAAGAACAGATTCGTTCGCCAGCTGAGCTTGAACCTCAGTAGCTGTTCTTTCCTTACTGCCCTGCACCTGTTGATGAGTGCGATAGCTCCCAGTATTTGCCTGACGAGTCATGGAAAGTTCCTGAACAACTGGCATTACGCTATTGTTGTAGTTAGGGAACTGAGTCGACACGACCTCAAGGTTCGGAGGAAGGAATGAAATAGGTCCGGCAAAGGCGAGAGACAAACGGCTCACGTCCTCAGCAGTCTTGGGTTGGAGAACTAAGCTGGTCGACATCATCGAGCCGTCGACCATCGCGCAACGGAGACGATTGCTTACCTGGATATGCGGGAAGATTTTGTAGCCTAAGCCACGGATCGAGTGGTAAGTGCCGTTTCCAACGCCGAAGGTAAATAGGTTGAAAGCTTCAGAAGCTTTCTTGAAGCGACCTTCTTTTTTGTAAAGGAAATCTGTGTTCGTGCCGTCTCGCAGCCCAATGTAGTGACTGACTGTACCGTCGTATTCACGTACGTAATAGTGATTCACCCGAATCTCGCCGGCGCGGGCGTAGGAGTAGAATAGATCGTTGTTCTTAAATTCCCTCTCAAGCTCTTCCCAACCCTGGTCGGCGGGGCGGTTACCCTTATGGATCGTGGCAAGAGCCTTGCGAACTTCCTCCACATTCCAACCCGCTTCCTTGGCGGCCTTGGGGTTCTTAATGAAATTGTAAAGTTCGTGAGCCAGGTAAACCCGACGAGCAACGGCAAACTCAATTCGATCTTCTGTAGCCTGCGTGCCCCGGGGAATTAAAAAGTCACCAATCCCGCAAACACGCCAGCGCCAGTCTTTATCGTTCTCAAAAAAAGTAACGCCGAGCCCCTGAGAAATGAAGTGATGCGCCAGCAGTTGGAAGTTGAAATGAAATTGATCCCACTCAACCAAGGTCTTGTGGAACTCTTCAGAGATTGCTCCTGCCCAGTTCTGCCGTTCGCTCTCATCGCCAAACGTAGTCTTAACTTCGACTAACTTCTCTACGCCGTTCACTAGATCGGTGTAGGCGGCAAGTGCATTCTCAAGATCAGCCGCAGCTTCGCCAAAGTTTAGATTGGCGCGATACGCCTGCCCCATACTGCGGAGCGTATTCGGGTTGTAGGGTGGATCTCCATCAAACATCGCCTGGACCTTACTGCGGTCCTGATCAGCGGTGGCATCCGACTCTCTCAGCGTTGTATAAATACTGTGAGCCGACTTGGCGTCTTTAAGACGTGCCTTTGGCGGGGCTCCTGTTTCGCTGATGTTCTCGAGTAAGATGTCCACGTGAACGACTATTCTGTCTACTGTCAGTTAAAAGTCAATAATTTAAGACGGGGTCTTTGTTGGTGTCGATCACGCGATCCAGCCGGCGAGCCTGCTCTTGCCAGCCCCCACTCTTCCTTGCCATCACCGTTCCGCCGGCCATTGCTCCGACTCGTACCCTAATACACTCCAACCCTACAAAAGCTGCGTCCGCCAAATCGGGACTCTTCCCTACCCGCGACTTGTAATCTCTCTTGGACTCTACAACCAGTTTACCCCCGGCCATCGTCGTGTATTTCCTACTGGTTAGTTCCCTGGCCAGCTCAGGAGTCACACCTTTCAACTGGCCTGATCGCATAAACTCAACTCCACCAAACCAAAGCTCAGTAACCTTGTTCCCGTATTTGTCCTTGGCCTCCACCATCGAACTTGAGCTGATCGGCAGAGTGCTGGGCTTTTCTCCGAACTTCACCCGCAAGATTCTTGGAGACCACGTCTCGGAAATAATATCGCAAAGAGGATCTCCCGCACCGGTGGCGTCGACCGCCAGATATTCCGGTGGCACCCCTTGCTTTTGGCATTCGGCCATAACTTGCCGAGCCACCTGAAAGTTTCTGGGCTGCGGGTCGTTTACGTTTTCTCTGATGATAGTGAATTCTTTTAGGTTCACAGTAGGCCCTGCTTCCTCAGTCCGTCCGTACTCCAAGAAATACAACACCGTTCTGTCTCCGCCATTAGTAAACGAAGGATCAAGTCCGGCAACTACCTTGGGTGGCTCAATCCACTTGGGGGCTTTATCGACTTCGAACTTGCGGAAATCTGCTTCCGAGTAAATAGACTCCTCTGCCCCGCCTGGAGCTGGAAAGGAACGGATAAATCGCCAGAAAGAGATACTGTGCTCGCCGTCGTGGTCTTCGGCGTGCCGTAGTTGTTTTGTCGTAAGCAAGAACGGCCAAGCATCGTCGTGTTCGATATTGGGTGTCTTGGCTCCGTCTAAGTGAAGGCACAGCCCCAGCTTTGTATTCCACTCCTCCTTATCGACTGTGACCGAGTTCCACCCACCCACAGGAGTAGCGAACATACCGAAGGGATCGTACTGACTGGCGAAGTTGCCCAAGGCAATACATTGAAAGGTGGGGTTGGCGTTTAGATTGGAGATAGCTTCAAAGACCGAGTTGGTCACGTCGGTGGCCTCGTCGATGATAAGGAAGACCCGCTGGTTCTTAAGACCGATAAGTTTGGCTGTGGCCTCCTTCTCTTTGTCCGGGCTGGACGGCACCAAGGTTATGGATGACCTATCGCTTGACTCCCCTTCCGTCAAAATGATCTTACCCATAGAGTCTATCAATTTCCCGGGAAAGCCTGGGACCTGCAGAAATCGCTCACGGATACCTCCCCAAAGGCGTTTACGGGCTTCCCGGATAGATGTGCTGGTAACTAGGACAAGAGTCTCGTGAGGCGCACAAAGCCAATTCACCAACCCCCACATGGCAAAGGTCGCCGTCTTACCGCTGGACTTAGGGCCGGAGATAGCAAGGTAGTCCTGCTCGCAAGCGGCCTGGATCATCCGTTCCGCCCAAGGGTGCCAGCAAAACCCGGCTTTGTTTCGCGTCTTGTGGTATGGCCATAGAATCTCTACAACATTCTTGAAATGCTGAAACTTGCCCAAACCTCCAGTTTCTGGGGTCAAACCCAGCTTAAAAGCCATAAGCTCAATTTCGAGTTTTCCGGCCCCTTCCGGCCACACTTTTCCGTACAGATTCGTCGGCATCAGACATTAATTGCCAGTAATCGCTGTTTTGTCAATAAAAAAATGAGGTCCTTTTTGTAGCAAAGCCTTGTTTTGCAACAACTTGGTGCGGTGGCTGAGTGGTCTAAAGCGACGGTTTGCTAAACTGCTCACTGTCAATAATATATACACATTTTGTCTACCCTTTTCTTGAGTAAAAACGACTTACAGTTGACACTCATGACACGGGAACGGTCATAGAATGTATATCTTTTCCTTGACATCAGACAGTAATTGTCAGTAATGTCTCGTTCAAATATGAATAAGCAATTCAAACCGATTGAGGTGCAAGACGGCTTTGCGAATGTGAAAATCTATCAGTGCGTGAATAATAAGGATTATTTAACGTACATGGTTACGTGGTGGGCCGAGGGAAAAAGACAGCGTCGTGCGATTGCAGATCTTTCGGAAGCCAAGCGCGAGGCTCGTAAAATTGCCAGGGATCTTGCGGACGGTCGGGCGTCAATGGTTTCAGTCTCCACCAAGGAGCTGAGTTATTTTAGAGATCTTGAAAAGAAGATGGGCGGTACCCCGCTAAGTGAGGCCGTTGCCCTGTGGTTGCAAAATAGCGAAAGCAAATTGCCTCAAATCAGCGTGAGTGAGGTTTTGAAGGAAATGCTTAACATAAAGCTGAACGACACCTTTATTGAAAAACGCCAAAAACAAACCCTCCAACAGCGTTGGGGCAAATTTGAAAAGGTTTTTGGGGAGCGAATTGTGTCCACCATCAAAGCCAAGGAACTGGACTCTTTCTTATCTAACCCGGAATGGCAGCCTAGAACCCGTCAGCACTATCGTGGGGCTATCAGTATGATCTTTGATTACGCCAAGCGGAAAGATTACTTGGAGCCCGACAAAGACCATCAGGCTGAAAAGACTGAAAGTATCAGAGTTAACGACGCGAAATTGGAAAGCTGGTCAGTTGAAGATATGGCTTTAATTCTTAAACACGCCACAAAAAGAACGATACCCTGGATTGTTTTGGGTGCATTTGCAGGCATCAGGTCTGCTGAAATTGACAGGCTGAGCTGGGAAGATATCGACTGGTCTAGTAATTTGATACTGGTCAAGGGCAAGCTTGTAGGTGGTTCTAAATCAAGGGCTAACAACGATAGGGCCATAGCCATGACCGCTAATCTTAAAGCTTGGCTTAGCCCTTTTAGGACATATAAAGGTAATATACTCAAAAGCCTCGGTGTAACTAGTGCAAACAAAGACATTTACAACGCGGTTAATGAGGTAATTCACAAAATTCATAAGGAAAAACCACTATTTACTTGGAAGCAGAATGCGAATCGTCACAGTTTTGCTACATACTATTTAGCTATGACTGGAGACGCTTCAACAACAGCACTTGCGATGGGCAACAGCCCTACCATGTTGCTGCGTCGGTACAAAACCATCCAGGTGGATGGGAGAACAGTGACCCGGAGTATGGCAGAGAAGTACTTTGCTATAACGCCGGGCGAAGGAGCCACAATTAAGAATGAGGAGTCACGAAAGATCGAATAGTCAGACAGTAAAAACAATAAGCTTACCCAAGCACATGGCTAAATTCCTCGAAGAGGAAAGCCGGCGAATCGGGGTAAACAACGTTTCAGGTTTGGTTAGAATTGTGTTGGCGCAATACATCGACGCGCATAGTAAGAAAAACAGTCAAAAACGCCTATAGCCCTTTAGTTATAAAACAAATTAATCTTAAGTCATAAACTGAATTGGATTGACTGCCGTCATACGGCGTGTTTAGATGTCATACACCGTATGAATCTAATATTGGAAGCTCACTCATTTAAAGTAGCAATCACTCCTTCCAATAAACTTCACATCTTCGTCGAGAACGTAAACCCCTCTGAAATCAGCAAACAAATTCCCGAAAAGATTTATTCCGTAAAAGAAGCCGCCTCTCGTCTCAAAGTCGGCGACCGCACAATCCGTCGGTACTTAAATAACAAACGTCATCCCCTCCCTCACTCGAAAGCCGGTGGAATAATCCGCATTTGTGAGTCGGATATCCAGGCGTGGCTCGCGAATGAGAAATTCGGAGTCGCACGTGAATAGTCGTGCCAAAGGATGTGTCGGTGAGCGTGAGTGGAGAGACGAAGTCAAAAAACGTGGCTACACCGCAAGGCGTGGCCAGCAGTTCTCTGGGAATCCGGATGCACCCGACGTCATTTCAGAACTCCCATTCCATTTCGAAGTCAAAAGGGTTCAGGCCCTCAACGTCGGAAAAGCTGTTGAACAAGCGGTACGAGACTGCGGAGGAAAACCCATCGCAGTGGCGCACCGTAAAAACAATTCACCCTGGCTCGTGACCATGACCGCGGATTCTTGGTTTGAGCTAGTAACTAAAGTGCATCCGCCAGCGGAGATAAAATAAAATGACAGTTGGAGAACTGTTGGAAAAACTGCAAAAGGTAAGCCCTTCCCTCGACATCTGCGTCGATGTGGATTCGGACTGCTTCGATATACAGGAAGTTCAGACCTGGCGAAGTGGAAGTGATGACTCTGAAGGTTCGTTTGTTTCGTTGATCATCGAAACTTGAACCTCTTTCCTTGGCAGAAGGAAAACGCGTCCCAGTTAATGGACGCCCTGATCAGCAACCGCGTGGCGTTGGACGCGAGCGATTGCGGAACAGGAAAAACGGTCACGGCGGCCTTTGTCGCTAAGCAGATGAATATGCCCGTGGCGGTGATATGTCCTAAAGCGGTCATACCTTCCTGGAAGCACTGGCTCAAAGAAGCTGGCGTCGAGCCCCTGTTTGTCATCAACTACGAAAAACTCCGCACGGGCAAAAAGCACGGCAAGTGGGTTGCCAAGAAATGGCAGTGGGATCTACCCTCCTCTACTCTTCTGATTTTTGACGAGGTTCATAAGTGCAAAGGATACAGCAGTCAGAACGGCAAGATCCTGGGTGCGTCTAAAGCCGACCATACCGTCTTGATGCTCTCAGCTACGGCCGCTCAGAACCCTCTGGATATGCGATGGACGGGCGACCTTCTCGGCATCCATACCGGCGTGAACTACTGGGGTTGGCTCAAGACCATGAAGGTGGCGCAAGCCCCTTGGGGTGGTTTCCAATACTACGGCGGCAAAGAGGGTCTTCTCGCCATTCATGCTCATATATTTCCCAAGAAAGGCGTACGTACTCGCGTACAGGATCTCGGGGATGCCTTCCCTCAAAACAATGTTATGTCCGAGGTATTCGATATTGATGACCGCATTGGCAAGCTCTACGGCCAAATGGAGGCCGAGTTGGCGGCCTTGGCTGAGGCTAAGTCCAACGATTTCGACCCATCTGAACCCCGCACGAGGCTATTAAGACTTCGCCAGGAGGTTGAACTACTGCGAGTGCCCGTACTTACCGAGATGGCGAAGGAGCATGTGGAGGCTGGATGCAGTGTCGTGATCTTTACCAATTTCATGCAGACATGCCGGACGCTTATGGAGCGTTTAAATGCCCCTGCAATTCACGGAGAACAAAGCGCAGAGGAGCGTCAGGAAGCGATCGACAAGTTTCAAGCGAACAAAGAACACGTCATCATCGTGCAAATTCAAGCGGGTGGCGTTGGTCTTTCACTTCACGATTTACACGGCCGCCCTCGAGTGAGTTTAGTGTGCCCGACGTACTCGGCGATTGACTTAAAACAGGCGCTCGGTCGCATCGCACGCACCGGATCTAAGAGTCATTGCAGACAATATTTAGTTTACGCCGCAAATTCAGTTGAAGAACAAGTCGCACGAAAAACGAAATCCAAGATCCGTGAAATTGACTTGCTTAATGACGGAGATTTGGTAATAACGTTGGCCTCATGAGTACTACTGACAATCACGCTAGCTACTCACCGAGCAGCCTCAAGTACTTTGAGCTCTGTCCCTGTTATCAAAAAGACAATTCTGGTGAAGTTCATCCGGTAACTCTCCGTGGAACTGCGATGCACAAAGCGTGCGAGACCGGCGAAATGGAAGGTCTCGACTCCACTGAAAAAGCTCTCGTCCACAAATGTCTTTCATTCGTCGAAGCGGCAAAAGCTGAGTACACGGAAAAGAATTCTAAATTCATGGACTTGTCCGAGCAGAAGCTCGACGTGTTTGACCAATGGGGTTACGTCGATCGCTTTTTTATTTGTGCGGATGAGGCTGCGATGTTTGATTTCAAATTTGGTTTCAACCCAGTCGACCCAGCGGAGACCAACCCGCAGATGTGGGCGTACGCAATCGGCGTCTTTAAGAAGTATCCGTACGTAAAGAATCTCAAGCTCCATATTCTCCAGCCCCGCTTGGATTACGTCGACTCCGCTTCCTTCACCAGGGACGGAGATCTTCCCAAGATGAACGCCAGAATCAAGGGCATCATTGAGCGGGCTCGGAATAACACCCCGGATATGGCCCGCCCCGGCGACCAGTGCATCTATTGTTCCCGTATCGCGACCTGTGACGCAGTCCAGGCTATGTCCCTTTCCCTAGCCAAGTCCTACGACCTGGCTCACGACGCTCAACTTCCCGATCTCTTCCATCCAAGCCAGCTCGCCACCCCCGACAAGCGCTCACAAGCGCAACGCCTTGTACCGGTGCTGGAAGCTTGGTGCGGTTCCGTACGTAAACACAACGTGGAGTACGCAAAGGAAGGAAATGAGATCCCCGGATACGGTCTTACGGCCGTTCAGGGAGCAAGAAAGATTACAGATGCCAACAAGGCATTTGAATTGGTCAAAGATAAGATTTCGACGGCTGACTTTATGGAAGCCGTCACAGTCAACTTCAAGGAGCTAGCTGATCAAGTCGCCAGCAAGGCTCCTCGGGGCACAAAACAAGAAGAGCGCGACAACCTTGAGGACAAACTCACCGAAGCGAACGCCCTGACGCGAGGAAGCGAGTCCTACCAACTAAGAAAGATAAAAGATAAACAATGAAAACTACGTTCCCTAAAGAACAAAAAGCAAAAGTAGAAACAGCAACCGAATCGAGCAAGGCATTGACGGAGGTTGTAGAACAACCCCTCACCTTGACCACCAACGCCGGCATGGAAGGAGAATTTAATGTCTCCGACTTCCAGATCCCCCGGCTCAACATCGCCAACAAAACTGGCGAACTCTCCAACGACTTCCCTCCCGGCAGCATCGTCTTCCGGAAAGAGGTGGCCGTTGGAAACCAGAAGTCTCCTGCCAAATTGACGATCATCCGCATGGCAAAAAAGTACATGCAGAGGATTCCCTACGGCACGGAAGAACGTCCGAAAATCTTTAACACGGCAGCCGACGTGCGTACTGCAGGCGGCACCACCGACATTACCGAGGGTGATATGGATATCTACGATCCTATCCTGATCCTCACGATGGCGGTGCAAAGTCCTGAAGGCGCACATCCCCTGTTCGCCTTTGAAAAAGATGGAGCCCACTACGCTCTGGCGCAGATGATCCTAGCCAAGAGCGCGTACAACAACGCTGGAAAGCAGTTGATCACGGAAGCTACCACTGCTCTCCGCGAGAAGCTCTCCGGCGGCAAGTACGAGTTGGTTACCCAACTTCGCTCCAACACAATGGGCAGCTGGTTCACACCAGTGTTCCGTTTGGTCGGCAAGAACACCCCAGAAACCACCGCGTGGTTTGACGGGTTGATCTAAAGATTTGGGATTCGGCCATGGTGTTACAGGAGAACTGTAAACAACGCGTCACCTCTGCGTTTTTGAAACAGCCGAGTTCCTATCCTCTGCCTCAGGAAATAGCAAAAAGCACATTCACAGAGATTGTTCATGTGATGACGCGGGGCGGGAAATCAAAAACAGGTTCAACAAAATCAGGCCCCGGGCAATGGTTTACCCGGGATTCGATCCGATATTCTGCGGATCGAGCAGTGAGCCATATGGCCACCGCAATGATGATGTTGGACGGGAATAAAAAAGAGGACAAAGAGGGCGTCGTCGGACACCTGCAAAGAGCTTTATGCAGGGCAGCGATGGTTCTTTATAAAATAAGAAAGGGTCAGAAAAAATGAAAGCCAAAGGGAAAGCGCAGATTTACAACAAGAGAACAGGCAAAGATATCGGTCAGATCAAGGTGTTGGATGTGAGGGAAGCTGACACCGTTGAGATCGATCTTCAGATGGAAGACAATGTATATAACGAATTCGTCTATTTTGGGAGGAAAGATGCTACGAGGGACGATTTCTTCAGCATCGCGTTCAAAAAGATGCTGGCAGAAACAATTCAGGATTTAGAGAAGAAGAAAAAGAAACGAGGGCATAATGATTAATACCTTTTTGATGAGTATCTTTCTCAAGCTTGCTCAACGCTGGTTTGGGTTTACCGACATCTACTGCCCAAATGATCAGGTAGAGGCGATCATTTTTGCGGTCGACAAAAAGCAACATCACGAAGCCATAAAGTCTGCTGCAAAATTCTTATATGAAGCCAAAGACGAAAGAACAGCCGTCGGCGTTTAACGTCGACGTGCCTGAACTAAACGAAAGAAACGATTACGGATATCCCATATGGACGAAATTAGAAATACAGCGAATGAAGCTCCAAATCGAGAAGTCGAAATTGGAGAAGAAGTAGCCGACGTCTTTAACCCAATCTTTATGAGAACATCAGAACAAATACTCGAGCTCGGTCTCCGGCAAATGCGCGAGGAGAACGAATCCCTGTCATCAGAGAACCGTCGTCTTAAGGACGAAATACGGACTCTCATCGAGCAAGCCCGCCGTGCCGGGTTTGTGGGTGCCACCAAAGACACGCATCCGTGATCCAACTGGAATTCCCATTTATGAAAGACCTTTACCCGACAACCGAAGCAACTTCCCAGGGTACAACCACAACCGTGAATTACACCTTTGGTGCTGCGATTGAAAGCGTAAGCACCACAACTCACACAACGAAAGGAAACTCAGAATGAGCGTAGACGTAAGAGTACGCATTTCAGCGGTCGAGGGTGAACTCAAGTTTGAAGTTCACACCGATCATATGGATGCACAACCAGTCGAAAAGACGGTAGCGGAGGAGCTCAAGGGCCTCACCTGCCGGATGCTTGACCTATATCTCGAAACCCTCAAGGAACCCAAAGAAGAAATCCAAGCCGAATGCGAAACATTGCCATCGATTTCGAATCCTACTACGACAACGAGCTGAGCATTAAGACGCTCGGCCAGTGGCACTACCTACGCGATCCGCGTGGGGAGATCTACATGGTGTCGATGGTTGGTGACGGTATTGAGCCGTATTGCGGTCCCGTGGACAAGGCTCCCTGGGACAAGATCGACGGCTGCCGGTGGATTGCGCACAACTACAGCTTTGACGGAGCTTGTGTTGAGGCTCTTGGTGGCCGAATCAAGCCGAAGCCCGCGGATTTCTTCTGCACGGCCAATCTTGCGGCTTACCTTGGGTCTCCTAGAGATCTGGAGGGCGCCTGCACGAACCTCCTTGGTAAGGAGATTTCGAAGGATCCTCGTAAAAAGATGAAGGGCAAGAAGTGGTCTGATATCATCAATACTGAGTTTGCGGAAGAGATGACGCAATACGCTTTAGCGGACTCTGTGAGCTGTTTGGAGCTCTACAAGAAGTACGGATCGGAAATGCCGGAGATCGAGCGCAAGCTGTCCAAGCACACGATTGAGATGGCGTGGAAGGGTTTTGCGATTGATCAGCCTCTAGTAAGAGAAGGCATCAAGAAGCTCGATAAAATCAAGTGGGAAGCAGAACAGAAGCTCCCGTGGATGGACAAAGGAGATGGCGTTGTTCTCTCCATCAAGAATTTTAGGGCCGAGTGTATCAACCAAGGTATCCCCTGGCCGGATTCCCTTTCAGAAGATTCCGAAGAGTGTGCGGTATGGGAAAAGAAATACGGCGACAAGGTTCCTTTTGTTGCCGCCATGCGGGATTGGAGAAAATCCAATTCCTACTTGGTCAAGATGAAGGTGCTCGATTCTCGTGTGCGTCCAGATATGACGGCGTCTTACGGCATGAAGTTCTTCGGGGCACATACGGGTCGGTTTAGCGGAGATAGCCGCTTTAACGTCCAGAATTTGCCTAGGGAACCCCATTTCGGCGTCGATATGCGGGGCTGTATCATTCCTCGCCCAGGCAAGAAGTTCATCGTTTGCGATCTGTCCCAGATTGAACCCAGGGTTCTGGCTTGGTTGTCCGGGAATACAACCCTCCTGGAAGCCGTCCGTAAAGGATATGGCATCTACGAAGCCTTTGCCATCTCAGCCAATCTCTGGAACGGAGAAAAAGGAACACTTAAGAAAACCAATACAGCCATGTACCAGCTTGCCAAGGCAATGGTGCTGGGTCTTGGGTACGGCGCAGGAGCAAAGAAGTTCGCCTACATGGCCAACACAGCATACGGCCTGGAGATCGATGAAGCTCAAGCGGCAAACATTGTTAGAACATACCGATCTAAAAATCATCACGTCGTCAATTTCTGGAAGAAGTTAGAAACGGCTTACAAACAATCCAAAGCAGACGGACAATACGAGATCGAGCTTCCCTCCTGGAGAAGCCTCAGATACCGCAACATCCGCACACAAAACCTCGCAAGCGGATACGCGGGATACACAGCTCAGACCATCATGGGTGGTCCTCACGTCAATTTCTACGGCGGGAACTTATGTAATAACACCGTTCAGGCTACAGCCCGGGATGTCATGGCCGAATGCATCCTCCGATTGGAAAAGGCTGGCCTACCCCTTGTCCTTCACGTTCACGACGAAGCCGTTGTGGAGGTCGACAAGGATGTTAAACCAAAAGATGTGGAAATGTTGATGTCGGTAACCCCGGACTGGTTACAAGGCTGCCCGGTCGCAGCCGAGGCCGTGGAAACCGACAGATACGTTAAATAGGAGTAAATAAAATGGATAACGCGAGGTACATAGTGTTGAGAGACGGTTCAAGAGTGTCCGATAGGACGCACCGGAGCAAATTGGACGCACAAGTCGAGGCTGATTACTGGCACGATATTGTCAGGAGGTGGCCAGACGGGTCTGTAGTCCGAATCGAAACCATATTCTTTAAAAGCCGGGAGTAAGGCCATGAGTCTTTACGCCCTGAAGAATCTGGCTTCCCTGGAGGTAACTCCAGTCGACGCCTGGCTTCACACAACCCCACTACCCAACATGACCAAGGAGGAGTTTTCCTCCTGGTCTACCAACCCCTCGACAGACTGGCTGTTTGTGTCCGGCTTTGAGGGTCGTGCACCCAACCTGCGTGTCTCCCGTGAGAACCAGGCGGTCAAGATGCACGCCCTTGTAGCCGACTACGATGCCCAGATTACAGCTGAGGAAATGCTTGAAGGTCTTACTCGTCGCTCAAAAGCCGGGATGAAACCCGCCTACGCCCACCGAACAATTAGTGGTGGGGTAAGAGTTATCTGGCTGTTTGAGAAACCCGTAGCCATCGCACCTGGGATATTTGATCCCTTCATCACTCGTCTGATGAAGGAGCTCAATGTCCGTAAACTGTTCCCTGGGCTGGATGACAACATCCGTAAGCCAGAACAGTACTACGCCTGGAACCCTCCAGCCACCGAGGTCAGCGACAACCGAGTTAAGTTTGATACCCTCTGTGCACTTCTAGCTTCAGCCTTTGACGCCTCTCACCGCTACCGTGGTGAGGGAGATACCGAGATACCTGTAGATAAGATCAAGGAACGGGTAGAGAGCCTGTTCCCCGGTCGACTTCGTGGGTCTCTGGACATCAACGGACGTTGTAATGCTTTTTGGTCTCCGGATTCCAACAATCCGTCGGCTTGTATCGTTACGGCAACCGGGATGGTTTCATTCTCGCAGGATCGGGCGTTTTATCCTTGGGCAGATATCTTGGGTGCGGATTGGGTCGATGAATTTAACAACACTCGTCTGGGCGGACCTCTGGGTTCGTACTGGTACGACGGAAGTAAGTATTGGCGCAGGGACATGGAAGGCAGCTGGAGAGACGCACCTTCGGAGACAGCTCGCAAGGACATTGCAGGCTTGTTCGGTTTGAGTCTCACCAGCGATGCCCGAGGAGATATGTCCGAGACCGACGAGGCTATGCTTCGCATTCGGGAAAACCGTCGTGTCGATGCCACCGGCCCCGTGCTTTACAGCCATGAAGAGCTCGTGCGATTTGGCAGCCGATGCATCCTCAACACATCCAGGGTAAAGGTCATGCCCCCAAGCACGCTCGTGGGCGAGTGGGGCGAGCACTTCCCTTGGACAGCGAGTCTGTTGGACGAGTTCTTCGATCCGTCTGACAGTCTCCAGTACTTCCTGGCCTGGCTGAAACGGTTCTATACCACAGCCAGTGCCGGGGCCCCCGCCCAAGGTCAGGCCGTGTTTATCGCCGGTCCGGTCGAACAAGGAAAAACCCTAATCGGTACCAAGATTGTCGCCGCGCTAATGGGAGGAGGTTGCGATGCCTCCTCTCACATCAGTGGTGGGGATCAGTTCAATAACGAGCTCTTCGAAGTTGGCGTGCTCAACATTGACGATACCGTCGCTTCGACCAGCTACGAGAAACACCTTCTCTTCACCAACTCGATCAAGAAGTTCGTCGCCAACACTCAGCATCGTCACCGTGCGATGCGCGAGAATCCAACGACGATCAACTGGATCGGGCGGATCATCTTCACGCTGAATGATGACCCCGAATCGATGAGGGCGATCCCCTACACCGACACCTCAATCCTGGACAAGATCATGCTCTTCAAAGCGAGGCACCGGAAGTTCCCCTTCCCTCCCCGCCAGGAGATCGATCGGATCTTAGCCAGGGAGTTGCCCAACTTTGCCCGCTGGCTCCTTGACTGGACACCAGCCTCGCATCTGGAAGGCACCAACCGGTTCGGCGTAACGAATTATCATCACCCCGACATTTTGGAAGATACGAGAACAACCCACCCTAACCACGCTTTCTCCGAACTCCTCGATAAGTACCTCATCAACTACAAAATCGCGGCGAACGGGAAAAACCCAAAACAGTGGGTTGGTTCAGCAACCGACCTACTCAACAACATGCTTAATGATGCCGAGCTCGAAAAGCTCGCGCGTCATTACGTTTCAAGTCCGGACCGCATGGGTCAGAGATTGGCCAAAATTATGGCTATCCGACCTGAGCAGGTTATCCGGCGCAAATCAGGAGGAAAAATAACATGGGAAATCAATCTGGAGTAATCGAGCCACAGAGATCGGTGGCACCACTATTTAGCACCCCGCTGTTCATCTCGCAGCTGGGACAACCCGACAGCCAATCTGTCGCGGTCGTTAAAAAGGCGGATATGCGTCGCGTTAAAGCCGACAACGGATGGGCTTCCGTCGACACCAGGATTCTGGATGTCCCGGACATGCAGTATCTGAAGGGCTCCATCCTTCGAGAGATCAATGCGTATGCATTCGAAGCTCTCGGCCTAAAGAGAAAGTATCAGTTCCAAATTACCAACTCTTGGGTCATGAAGCACCAGAAGGGTGACTTTTCTCACGCTCATGCACACGAGAATTCACTGATCTCGGGTGTCTACTATGTAGAGACCTACGAGAACAGCGGCCCAATCTTGTTCTCCAAGTCCTACAAAGACTTGAACCTATTCCCCGCTTTCTTTGGCTGGGAATTTGAGAAGAGAGACATCTTGAGTGCAGACGTGTGGCCCGTGCTGCCCAAGAACGGAATGTTGGTTTTGTTTCCTTCTCACCTGTCGCATCACGTGGAACCGAGTCAAGCAGATGCCGACCGGTACTGCATTGCCTTCAACGTGTTTGTGAAAGGTAAGTTCGGCTCAGAAGAAACCTTCAGTGCCCTGGAGATCCTATGAACGGCATGGTTATTTGCTCCATTGTCATCGTCTTCATGATCATCGTCCCGGTGTGCGTCGCTTTTGGATTGTGGTTTAAGGACCGCAAAGACGAAGAGCGGAGAGGATATTGGGACGCAGAATGAGAAAGAGAAAACGAATCCGAAACATCACGGTTCGAAAACCCTGGTACGTCGAAAACAAGTTTGGCGTGTGGAAGACCACCCCCTTTGGGGTTTGTGAGAGAATCAGGCGGCAACGTCCTGGCTTTTTTACCCGCCTATTGAGGTGGTTTTTGGAGCAGTTAAACTAGCTCGATGACGCTGGATCAGATCAAAGCTTTCTCCAATTCCGTATCCACTTGGATCATCAACGGAATGAAGACGGCTACGGATGAACAGCGTGCTGCGAGATATGCCATCTGTCAGGCGTGTCCAAACTTTGATCAACGAGTGTTCTGTGGTCATGGAGTTTGCAAGATTTGTGGGTGCAATATGCGTACAAAAACGGTGTTCCCCCACGAGAAATGTCCCATTGATAAATGGGGAAAGGTTTAACCATGCCACTAGGTAAAAGAGATTACGCCAAGGAATACCGGGAGTATCACGGTAAGCCTGATCAAATTAAACGTCGTGCTGGTCGTAACGCTGCTCGTCGAACGATGACTAAACGTCGTGGGCTGGCTGCTATGCGTGGAAAAGACGTCAATCACAAGGACGGCAACACCATGAATAATGCAGCGTCGAACCTGAATCTTGAGTCAAAGAGCGTGAATCGCGGACGAAAGTATTGACTAATTCAAGACAGTATTTAATATAGGAAGTTATGGCATACGAACCCTCCAGCAGCGACAACGAGAATTATTCTTTACGGAAAATCAATCAGCTAGCCTCGGATTCTGAAAAGGATTCGAGTCTTTCCCTGGGGCAGTTTGGAGCCGTTTACAAGACTGCTGCCGGCGCTCTTACGGGCGGGCCTTGGGGCGCTATTCAGGCGACGGCCACGGCGGTCGTTAACGTAACATCGGGCAACTGGACTGATAGTGATGCAACGACGGCCGTTGATATTGCAGCGGGAGCAACCATTTTTGGTTCTTTCTCCGCAATCACGCTCACCAGCGGAAAAATTATTGCTTACAAAAGCGCTTAAACGGCCATGCCGAAACTCGGCTTAGGCTTATTGTTATCGCGTTCTAGGGGTGCTAGTAGCGCAGTCAATTCTTCAAATGTAATAAATTTTACTTTGTCGAATTATACTCCTTCTTCGCCAAACTTCTCTTTTAATTCTATACCCAATTATACTAATTATGTAGACCCTAATATTGCATATTCTCTGCCTTTATCTTCCCCAGTTGTAGGAAAATTAAATGTTTCTTATGTGTCCTTGGTTTCTCGGGTTTTTATAACAAAAGTTACATCTAGGGATTTTTGGTATCTGAACGACTACGGAGGCTATTCATATACTAGTTATTACTTTATTTTGAATAATAACGGGTCTACATTTACAAAAGATTTCTATAGGCGTGAGCTTGCTGGTACAGATTATAAAGGAAATGAGTATTATGATTTTTTTTATGAGACAACTTGGACATTAAGCTGGAACGGAACCGCTTGGCAGTTATTTGGAAAAGCAAATGTTGGTAGCACAGCAGGTGTTTTAAAAACTTATGTTGGGGGGTCTGCGTCTGCTCTGCCTTCCCCACCTGTATGGGGAAATGATTTAGATTTAGATTATTATATTAATTACACTAATTCGCTGAGCGACAGCAATATGAACGGAGCTTCTAATCAACTTTATTTTGCAACGCAGTCTTCTAATAATGTTTATAAAGCAAAAACTATTACTTCAACACTTACGCAAACAGGAAAATTAGGATTAATTTTTAATTTCTTATTACCTTCAGTTTACACTACTGGTTCGCCTTCTGTTTCTTCATCCTTTAGTAACTCTTATACAAGTTTATTTAGTCCCCTATTTAATTTTTTATCAGCCCAGATTAATGCTTTTACTTCACCTATATCTTCAGATATTTATTTACCGAAAGATGCTGTTTCGTCCACTTCAATATCTTTAACTACTAATGGAGATTTAACTGATTTAACTAGCCAAGCTTTATCCTCTTTAAGTCAAACAAGCACTACTCTTACTAATAGTAATTTTTCAGCAGTAACATATTCTATATCCGCTGATCTAACTGAAAACACTACTTCTTCTAATCGAGCCATATCGATTAGTGGCACAAAAACATACGATAATACATCATTTACTGCGGCCTCCAATGCCTACCAGATAGGCACTACAGCCCCAAGCCCGAGTATTTCAATATCTTCAAATAATACAACTCCAAGGAACTTTTATCTTACCCATATAGGAAGCGGGTTTAGTACTAGAACTCTAGGTGAAAATGAAGGGATAGCTTTTTGGGATTCTACACGAAAGTTGTGGGCAATACCAAAAATGGGGCAATATATTAGATATTATGGTGGAAAATACGAATTTATTAACATAAATGGGACAACTATAGAGACCTCTGCTGGGTCTAATCCTTGGCTTGCTAATACAGATGCTTGTTCACCAACAGTAATGCCTTGGAATGCTAGGTGGCAACAAAACATAGATGTATCTAAACATTATTTTGATAGTATGCAAAAGCCGACAACTCTTAATATTGACACAACATTTAAGTTTCCTTTAAGTGGTGTTAATATATCTTCATTTAAAATCAAATCTTCTCAAAGAAATATTGGTGGGTATCTTATTGATAATTTTAAACTTGGTCAGTATAGAAAATTGGCATTTATGGGTATAAATGCAAAAGCCCCGCAATCAGGTTATCCCGATAGTGGGGTTCGTATGTACTACAGCTATGCAGAAAATAAATGGTTTTTAGTTATATATGAATCTGTTTCATATAAAGGCAATTCTTCTGGAAACGCTTACACATATTCAGCACCTTATTCAACTTCGTTTCCAATTACATTTACCTATGTGTCGAGAGCTAATACTTCTTCATCCACAATTGCAACAACTTTACAAGTTTCAAAGGATACTACAACAGCTTTTGATGATGTTTATACTCTTGCCGACGCAACTTACCCCATCACAATTCCAGTAGATACAGCTTTTTCATCTATTTGGTAAACAATAAAAAGGAAATAAAATATGATATTTTTTAAATACGATCAAACTAAAAGTATACTAGCTTTCTTAGGAAGAAGTGGTTCCTCATCTTTTACTAAAGCTTTTATTGGAGAAGAAGCTTTTAATAATTTTACTCCATCAGAAGGAAAAGCGACTCCTCATATTCTCAATAAAGTTTGTTATAAGTACCAGCTTTTAGAAAACCTATACCCGGATTACACAATCTATGCAGTAATAAGGCATCCATTTGAAAGATTTCAAAGTGCTATGAACCACAAGAAGAAGTCTTTTGAGTATTTCTTAGAAAATCCTTTCGATGTGCATACTAAAAACGCATACGAACTAATCAAAGGATTAAATGTAGTGGCTTACAGATTTGAAGACGGGGGAGTTAATAATTGTGCAAAGGCTATGGGTCTGGACAACTTTGAAAAGATTAACTCGACCGACCATGTAATTACTTTAACAGACGAGCAAAAAGCTATTCTTTCTGAGAAATATGCAAAAGATATAGAGCTTTGGAACAGCATTGATGAGAATGGAAAAGCTATATTTGTAGAGTAGTATTGACTGTAAAAAGACAGTACATAACCTAGAACAACCATGGAATACGAACCCTCAAGTAAAAAAGCTTAAGTTGTTATGCCAAAACTCGGCTTAGGCTTAATACTGGCAAATGCTAAATCAAATGCTATTCGCCTAAATACTCCTCTTCGTGTCGCTATTACGGGGATTGGTAATTTTATATACAATGGGTATGATGGGTATGATCGATTCAGCAGTAGATATGCGTCCTTGCCATATTCATTTTATTGGGATTCTACGTTTACCACAAGTGAATCATATTACTATTCAAGTTCATCATATACAGAGGGTCCTGATATGAGAACAAAGAGTGATATAATTGGAACAGTATGGAATGGAAAAACTGTTACCGTTGCGGGAGCAGTAACTCAAATAACAATATCCTATTCCCCACAAACATTTACATATTCAAGATCAGTTCCTACGGTTGCTTTTACACCCAGCGTGACAAGTTTTCAATCGCTTATGAGAACTTATTACTTGCAGTTTGACAAATCTAATGCGGGTTCATATAGCGCTACAATCCTTGGAGATGAATACCCGGATTATAGTTGGTCGACTACCGCAATACCAATCACAATAACAAAGAAAGATGTAACCCTTACCCTTTCAGCTGGAACCAGCACATACGGGCAAACGCCAGTAATAGCCACAATTACGGGTCTTGTTTCTGGGGACTCAATTAATACTTCATTTTCTGGTTTGGTTACGCAGTCTCTACCTACTTCTACTTCTAATGCGGGCACATACTCAATTACATTTAACCCGTCGTATACGAGCGCAAATTATAATATAACAAATTCTCCGGCTTCTGTTACTTGGACAATCAATAAAGCCAATCAAACTATTAGTTTTAGCCCAAGTACTTCTGTATACACGGGCTCTTCTCAGACTTTAACTGCTTCTTCGTCGTCTGGATTGCCAGTATCTTTTAGTATTATTAGTGGTCCTGGTTCATTAAGTGGAGCTGTTCTTTCATATACAGGGACTGGAACTGTTGTAGTAAGAGCAAGTCAGTCGGGGAATACTAATTACAATGCGGCTTCTAGTGTGGATAGCTCCATAACGGTTACAACTCCCGCCCCCGATATATCCTCTTCCGTCTCCTCCCTTCATTTAGTTTTTTACAATGGATATGGAACAGGCACTGGGGGATGGGGGTTGGATGATAATAATAATGTTGTACTCAACAACCCACCTCTTTTTACCAGAATTTATTCCGACCCCTTTGGTTTCGGGAATACATTGGCATTTTCGTTCAATAATTGGTGGTTCTTACAGTGGGCGGGAGATCGTTGGGCGCTTGGAGTTGATTGGGGAAAAGGACCTGGAGTTTGGCTGAATTCCCTTCCATGTAGCATTTCCTACATACCTGCAAATCAATCACAATGGGAAACATATGGTAACACAGGTGCCGTTATCAGGGTTGTGCCATAAATTATATGTTCATTATAAGCGATAATTATAAATGTGCGGTTGCCTTTTTTGGAAGAAGCGGTTCATCTTCTTTTGCAAAAGCATTTTTGCCAAAGGAAGTGGCTGAATCTTTTGCGCCAAAAAGCGGGGTTCCGTCTATTCACTCACTTTGTAAGTTATGTATGCCTCAATATCTTGCAGAATTATATCCAGATTATACAAAATATGCCGTCATAAGACACCCATACGAAAGATGGCAGAGCGCCATAAACCATACCGAAAAGACATTTGAAGAGCTTATGGATCGCCGCGCGTGGGACGTTCATATCAAAAGTTGCACAGATACAATCAAAGGAATAGAGCTTAAAGCCTATCGATTTGAAGATGGTGGGGTGGAGAATTGTGCCAAAGACATTGGCATACCAGATTTTGAAAAAACAAACTCAACTGATCACATCATTACTTTGACGGATGAACAAAAAACTATTTTAGATGAAAAGTATGCAAAGGATATTGAGTTGTGGGGTGGCATCAACGAAAACGGAAAGATTATAGCTTTGGAGTAGTATTGACTGTTAAGAGACAGTAAGTAGCATCGATTTATGGCTAAAAATAAAATCCCAGGACTGCTGATTGAAGGGCTCGGAATGGCTAAGGCAGAGCCCACGCATGACGAATCAACGGAAGGGCCGGATATTATGGAGGCTTTCGCATCCTCCCCCGTTCCCGGTGAGTTCTTCTCTACCCTCTTGCACTCAGCCACTATCGCTCATCAGATTCATTTTAAGACCCGTTCTTTTGCCATCCATAAAGCCCTGGGCAAGTTCTACGAAGAGGTTGTAGAGCTGACCGACGCTTTGGTTGAGTCCTGGCAAGGCAAGTATGGGTTGGTTCAGAACTTCCCCTTCAAATATGACCTGGAGACCGAAGATCCTGAGGCATTTTTGGCTGACCTTGATTACTACGTTGAAACACACCGCGAGCAAGTTTCAGACGACTCTGAGATCCAAAACGATATTGATACGATCCAGACCCTGATCAACTCCACCACCTACAAGATCCGCTTCCTTAAATAAGCTTATGCCTCTGGGCAAAAAAGCTTCCATGCCCTGTAACGTGCCTCGGCCAAGCACACGGCCTGGTAAGAAGAAAATGGTCAAAGCATGTGCGAATGGTAAAGAGCGTCTGGTTCATTTTGGCGATAGTTCCATGAAAGACTTTACGCAGCACCACAGTGCTAAGCGTCGCAAAAGCTATTGTGCTCGGTCCGGTGGGATCAAGGGTGGTGACGGCAAGCTGTCTGCCAACTACTGGTCCCGCAAGGTTCTTTGGAGTTGCTGAGGTGGCTCTAGGAAAGAAGAAAAAAGCCGGGGACGCCTGCACCCGCAAGGTTAAGTCCAGGTACTCCGTATGGCCGTCGGCTTACGCCAGTGGAGCTCTCGTAAAGTGTCGCAAGGTTGGAGCAGCTAATTGGGGTAATAAAGGCAAGTAATGGGCTTTGAGTTAGAGAAGAAAAAGGGTTTACGTGGTTGGTTCTCCAGGAACAACGGTACGGGTTGGATTAACTGTAAGACCGGTGGACCATGCGGCCGTAAGAGCGCGTCCGATGGCGGTAGCTACCCTGCTTGTCGTCCTACCAAGTCTATGTGCAATTCCTCGGCTAAGAAAAAAACAAGCTCCAAGCCCATCAGCTGGAAAAAGAAAACTGGCTTGGGCAAAAGATAGCCCTTTTAGGATATATTTCCCATATTCAGGGTAACCTAAGTTACCCAAAAATAGAGGTTACCAGAGCAAGTTACCCCAAAATAATCGCTGTACTTCAACCACTTACATCAAAAAGGGTAACTGGGTAACTTGTTTTTTGACTTTCGGGTTCCCAAGCCCAGCACGCACAGCGCAAATAATTCATACAAGATTATATAGATTAAAATATTATAGTTACCCTAGTTACCCTAGTTACCCTAAATATTATAACCACAAATACTTAAAATGGGTAACTTTGAAATTTTTGGGGTAACTTAGGTTACCCTAAAACCGTTTGATTCCGTCATGGGTAGTCCTCTTTGCTAGGACCCAGATAACAGCCACCGCTGCCAGAAAAATAAGCTTACCTAGGATTTGCCGTATCATTGACCCTGCCTTGGTAAAGGGCCCACTTTGCTATCTTGGCAATCAGCCTTTTGCTGTTCACCGGCCTTTGCGTAACCGCGACCTTTGGTCTACGGGTCTTAGCCACGACGAGGCATCCTATTGTTCAACCAGGCTCTTCGCTTGGAACACGCTTTACAGGTGCTTAAACGACTCCCAAACACCGAATCCAGGGCTTTCGCGACAGGCAAGGCAAGAACATGCACCAGATCCCCCATACCCCTTGATTCGCAGTATCCCGGGTCCTTGGCACAGCTCTGTCGGATGATCTCCTTCCGGTACAATTCCCTGGCTTGATACTCCCAGGGGTCCTGCCCCTTGGATGAAAGTATCTGTGTTATTAGATCGTCCAGGCTTTCGTGGATCCTCTTGATCGGCCCCTCTTCGTATGTCCATATAAATTTCATGACAATCCGTTGACATTAACCGATCATGCCCCAAAATTGTTTAGTGGATTTGGAAGACCTACATTTGCACTTCATTGAAGAAGATACCGTCTTGAGCGTTCTTTTGGCCGCCTGCGTCGATTCCCCAAACAACGAACTACAAGTCTCAAAGAAAGCTTTAGCGGAACTTAAAGGCCGGATGCAGGCCCTTAAGAAAGGCCAAAAGCCAATTTTAATTGCGATCGATGATGATGATTGTTTACGTGTGCGTTTCATGTTCAATGAGCAAGAGGTGCATGATTTCGTGCAAGACCTCATGCCGGATTAAAAGTCCGCCTTTTCAAACTCAGTAAGCAACGCTTGCGCGTCCTCCACGTTATCTTCGATATAACCGCGGAGCTTGTGTTGTAGAACCCGCTCTTCCTTTTTCTGCTCTACCTTGAGTGCACTCAGTGCCCCGCAAGATTCTTTATGGATCTTAACTTTGTCTCGCAACTCATCGCGCAGGAAACAGATTTGTATGTCAAGATTCTCTAGAAGTCTTTCAGTGCGGTCGATTTCCCGCTTCATTGCTCGCATCCGCGAGCCCATCTTTTGAAACCACGATTTAAATTTCACCTTCTCCATGCCCACAGTTTGCGGACATGGAGAGATGAATCAATTAGTCAACGTGAGACAGATTAACGTAATGTTTGCAGCAACGCGTTTGCTTGTGCCCGTGTCATGCGACTGTCGTCAACACGTACGTCGTAACCACCGTACCACTTCTGCTGTCCCCAAACCAAAGCTTTCGCTTCACCAACTTTGACTCCCCCGGAGTAGAGATCGTAACCGCCGGGCCATTTTTGAGTTCCCCAAACGGAAGGACGAATGGCAAAGTCCTCCGCATGTGCGCCTGCTGCAAAGGCCACCACGCATAATGCAGCGATTAGTTTCTTCATTGTTTGAAACAGTATACTGACAGCGTTTAGTCAGCAAGAAAAATAAATTAAATTTTTCTCATACGTGTATCTATAGAACTTAAACTAAAGGGGGGGAGGGTGGGTGTGGGGGTAGTTGCCCAACATTAAGCAGTTACACCGCCCCGCAGCCTATTTGTATTATTAGCAGAGAGAGAAGGGAACCAGATGGATCCCTGTATCTCAAAACCCCTGCTATAGATAGGAGACACCATGGCATATGATACCCAAACCGTAGCAGCTCAAACCGCAACAACTTACGCACCGAAGAACGATGCGTTGTACTTGACGGTGAAGCGGAGCAAGTTCGGCCACCTCGGCACGATCAACCCCAGCTCGAACAACGGCTCGGAGCAGGCCGCTGCTCTCGCCGCCCTGGCGAAGATCGCCCTCAGTGGCAAGAGCTTGGACATCAGCGTTCGCACGTCGAAGGACGATGCGGAGAACCTCACCCTGCGCTTCTCGGTGAGTTCGTTCGTTCCGCAGCAGCGGACGTCGTTGGCAGAGCGGCTCGTGACCGCTCACCTCAATAGCTAATTGAGGCTCCGGACCTCGTGGGGACTGCAAACCCACGAGGAACGGTTTATAATCAGTGGACGGTGAACGATGTAAGTAAGAGCCATGCTAACTCTTAAACGCATCCTGCAAGGGATGTGAGATATCAAATGAGGATTAGGCTCGCAAGGCAGCTCTGAGAGGAGTTGAAAAGGTTATGTACAAACCGTACCTGCTTACATCGTTCACCCTTCATTGATCTCGTGGGACAGTAAAACCACGAGGAACGGTTTATTAAACCGTAGGCTACACAGTGATAACTGGATTACTGGCAGTTACTGACACCGAATCTTGTGGAAGTTGTTGTAAAACCGCAATGTTCACTGTTTGAGTTTTCGAGCCTTCCGACAAGCCAAAAGCTGTCGTTGCCACACGATTCACCTTTTCCAATGCAGTAAAGTGTTCTTCAACTTCGCCGCGGGTAGCTGGGGCTTCTGCCTCAAGCGCATTCATCCCGCCTTCAACCTGTTTCTTTAACCTTACTAGATATGATTGGGCTTCACCCACCATTTCTGTCGTTGCAACACGATGCGCTTCTGCCACTCGTTGCAGAGATTGCTGCTTGTAAGTTGCAAGTTTGAAACGCGCAACGTGACTGCGTATCGACGCAGCATTCACGTTGAATCTAGTAGCTAATATCTGAGGTGGAATACCTTTCGCGTATTCCGCTTCGATCGGACCCCAATCAATCACTGAACGCTGTCTCATGCTGTTGCAGCGATTGTATCAGACGTTGCAACTATTTGCAAGCTACTGACAAACAACAGTCATTTTAACCACGATCGATAAACCACAACCCATAACCAAGGAGACAACCAAATGTTACCTATATACGCAGTCATCTACAGAGGACACGTGCAATACGAGTTCAAACGTCGTGAAGACGCTTGGGACTACCTAGTACGACGTGGCTGGCGTTGGTCTGACGACGCCTACATCACCACTTACTAATCCAATTTCCTGCAACGCGGTACTTTGCCTCCGCGTTGCATCCTGACGGTAAGGCAAAACAAGAGGTACATATATGCGTAACATGATCCCAATCGACTATGTCGAAGTGGAAGAAGACACCAACCAATCAACCCTTGATGCCGTGAGCAGCGAGTACGTTGCAATGCGGCACCCCATGCTCGACACGGACGAAGCGTCCATGCGGGCTGAGTGCGTCCGGAGGTTCATCAATGATTAACCTAACCGAACAACTCGAAGCGATCCGGCCTAGCTTGAACCTCAAGCCCAACCCGGTGCAACCGACAGCCAAAGTACCGGTACCAGCACAGATCATGCGCATCCCTGCCAAGGTGATGCGTGATGGCGTAGCCTGGTCGCCGACCTATTGGTACAACCCCAAGAGTAACCACGATCGATGCCGTGCAATGAGCGAGCTTCGATCTGCGTTGCAGTATGGCACCAGCTTGGAAGGCTCAAACGCTTCCCGTTGGGGCGTACAGATCGGGGACAAAACCTTCACCGTCAACCCAGTTGGGCTGACCGAGTGGATCAATAGTTAATTATTGACAGGCATGTGCTAGTAGTTCAATCCTTTAGCACCTTCCTGACAGAAAGGATAACACCCATGAAAACCAAGACAGAACCTACAGTCGACAAGATCAAGATACCAGAAGACATCGCCCACATTCTGATTCAAGTCGCCAACCAAAAAAGCAAGAAGCGGACCAAACAAACACGCCAGTATTACACGGAAATGAGTGAGCTCTTCGAGAAACACAAGATGGGTGAGCTCCATACCGTTATGTCCATCAAGAAACTTTGTTTCTTTATGGAAGTATTCGGCGAAAACAAAAAGCTTTTCAACTGGTTCAAAAAGCTTTCGTCACAAGACCACCAAAGGTTGGTGCACAGTTTTGTGCCGCCTTACATGAACCGCGACGAGATCTGGCCCAACTTGTGCAAGTTCGGTGAGGTGCTGATACGGACATGAGTACCCTACTAGACTACGCGAAGATCGTAGCCGTTGCGTTGGGCGGACTCGTCATGTTCTACACCCTTTGGGTGTTGCTGGAGTTGATCTGATGACCGTCGAGATTGACTACGCTGAAGCTAAGTTCCGGCATGATGACCGGTTATACATAGCTATCGGCGGAGTAACCCACAATACCAAGGCAGAACACGCAGGTATCGGAAGCTACGAATACTGGGGCTGTCGTGAGTACGACACCAAGGTAGTAGCCGTTAGTGAGTTCAAGGACGCCGAGTTCATCGACGTCTGCATCTACCCCGACGGCGACACATCACCCTTAGGCGATCCATCAGATGCCCTAGTAACAGCAGCCGAAGAAGCCTTGTTCGACAAGACGTACGAACGGGCTGAACAACAAGCAGCGGAGGCAACATGAAACCTACAACCGAACAGATCAAAGCAGAGCTAAAGAAAATAACCAAAGACTTAGAGAAATACCGCAAGTTCATACCCAACGAGCACGAAGAGTTGCTCTGCGTGGGTTGGATCGAGGCACTGACATGGGTCTTAGGCGAGGAGGAAGCATGAACAACATTGAGATACTGAGAGCAGCACTACAGGACTTTGTAGATTTCTACAATGATCCAAACATGCCGATGGCTGAGCTTGTTAGCCGGGCTCAAGAAGCATTAGACAAAACTAAAGGAAGTTACTGAGGGTAAAGTATGAAGAAAGCATCTGTCTGCGCTAACAGCTATGCCATCCCCGGTAGCTACCCAATCAAGAAGCTAAGGGCGAGGGCTAAACCTCAGATTATTTACCGGTACGGCGAGTACTGGGAAGAACGCAGGGTCAGTTCAGCTCAGCGAGAACGAGGAGTGTTACAGCAATTCGTTCTTGTTAAGAAGGAACAGCTATGAGCTACACCGTACGCGAGTGCGACTGTGGTTCAGGCAAGACATCCGACTGGGTCAATGACGGGCACGGCATACCGCTATGCCGTACCTGTCCTGATTGCCACGACGAGAAGGTCAGCAGATACCGTCCCGATATCTTCAATAGATATCAGACGGAGGAGCAGATCGAGGATGATTATTGATATGAATCTACCAACCATCAATCGATTAAAGGCAGTCCATCTGATGGACCAGTCCGAGTTAGCGATGCTAATCGAGCAGTTCAACACGCTGCTTGCCTCACATCAAAGAGTTAAAAGCGAAGTGGAAACACTACGCCAAACCCTTAGCTCCTACGTTGGCTTCACGCAGAAGCTGACCGAGGAGATCACCCAATACAAAAGGAATAAAAGACCACGATGAACAACCTAACCGCAGAACCCATCAACAGGATTGAACCTTGCGATGACAACCCTAGCACACACAAGACCGGGGAGCTACGCAACATTACAGCCGACGAGATAACCGCGATCCTTGGCTTCGAGCCCAACTTCTCTGATGATCCAGACAAGGTGGTTCACTCTTGGCTTGGACGATTCACTTACTCGGATGGAGAACGCAGGACGTTCGCCATCTGGGACTACAAGGGATCGCACAAAGACAACAAGTTCAGTACCTGGGGCGACCAGGAGTTACTCAACGGACTGTTCTACGGGCACTACCACCACGGTATGGGTTGGTAAATTACTGACGCTTATATGTCAGCAACTTATACAATCCCTGGTTGGTTCAGCCCTGCCATGTCTCGCGCGATCATTCACGCATACAAGGAGGGCTACAAAGCCAGAGAGATCAGTCGTCTATTCAACATTAAGTACAACCAAATCTACAGGTTCCTTGTGCTCAGCCAGCACTTGATCCCAACCAAGAAAGTTAGACGTAATGAAGATAAATAAAATGGAGCTCAAAGACTTGAACCGCATCAAGTTGCGGCTCGAAAGTGTAAATGAGAAGACAGACAGCTCACCTGCCAAGGGTGACGAGTCCCCTTCCCTCTACTACAAGCACATCGCCGAACAACTACAACGGATAGGAGGCAAATGAAATCAGCCGTACTCGATACGATGGATGATCTGGAAGTAGGCATCGACCAGCTTCTACCTACCGCAAGCAATACACCTACAGGTAAAGACCTATGGGCTATCTGTTCAGAGAGCCAATGGGTTAGCCGTGCCTTTGGTTGGGAGAAGATCGACAAGACAACAACTGATCAGTTCCCCGACAACAAGGCAACCGTTCGGGCTAACCGCAACACCGGCAAGTCGAACATGGTTTACACAGTGTACTTCAACCAAGGCGCGGTAAACAAAACCAACAGCTGGGGCACCTACTACACGAGAAGTCGCGTGATGATATGTGTCTATGGCGAGGCAGGTGCACGACGCTTCAGCCTTAACGGCGACAGCGGAACAGGCGGAGAACTTCAGAGGATCACCGACACAATGGAGTTCATTGAGTCGAGGATCCAGGCCGCAAGTAACGGCTAATCGGTACGGTTCTATGAACCGCGATCGACAAATCAATAAACTAAAACGGAGGATACACACATGGCTTACGTCGTCACAGCGACACCTGACCAGGTTGACTTGTTCGGCAAGGCATCTGATCAGCTCAACAAAGCGAAGAAGGTACGCGATGATCTCGTCAAACGGGTCTTCATACCTTCGTCCGATAACGGTAACACGCACTGGGCAGGGTCACATTATCAGATCACTGCCTCTGAGAGGCGTGTTAACCGGTTCGATCTACCCACGTTGATCGAGAAACTTCAGGAGCGTGGCATCGATGATGCCAACGCGTTGGTTGAATCCTGTCAGAAGGATTCCATCAGCGTCTCGTTCCGATCCACCGTCCTTGTTGGACGGCTGGCACTACAACTAGCGGAAGCAACCAGCTAAAGGAGATACCCATCATGGCTAAACTAAAAGCAACTGCACCCGTGTCCGTCGAAGCACTCGACGCACATCCCCTACCCCAAGCAACCGAAACCTTCCACCCCGTAGCACACGGTAGCCTGCACAACATGTTCTTGCAGGCATCCGAGGCTGCCGGACTGACTGTGGTACCGGCTAAGTTCCAGCTCGCACCCAATGGCGAAATGGCAATCGGTACCTACAACCTCATCGACTCACGCCTGGATACGACAGAGACCAAGGCGCAGATCGGTTGGTTCAATAGCTGGGACAAGTCCTGCTCAGCCCGCATGTACATGGCGGACGAGATCAAGTGGTGCACCAACGGAATGGTCTTTGCTATGCGAGTGCTAGCCCGTAAGCACACGGCCAACATCCTGGCTGACCTGCCCGGTGGCATAGCCAAAGCTATGCACGATGCAGTACCCAAGTTCCTGGGTAACCGCATGCGCATCGACACCTACAAGTCGGTGGCCTTGGAGACCAAGGACGCTGACCACTTGCTCATGGAACACTGGCGTCAAGGTATCCTTGGTGACCGGCAGCTGAAGCGTGCTCACTCCGAGTGGGTCGAGCCTACCTACAATGCATTCAAACCACGCAGTGTCTGGTCCTTCCACAACGCCATCACCGAATCCCTGAAGTCAGCTGTCGTGTTCGATGCTCCGCATCTGACCACGCTGAGCAACGACATCCTGGATTCGTACACAAACTTCAGCGAACCCGTATTCGCTGGGGCCAACTGATTGGACGGGGAGTGTCGTGTAACAGCGGCACTCCCCTCCCCCTATGGCAACCGTAAGCAATAAACTCGGTAAGATCCTAGCCATCCTATCGGTGGTTGGTTTCATACTTCTATTACTACTGATGAAAATATGATCATAACAAACTCAAGACAGACACCGTTTCAGTCAGCACAGTTTGTAGAAAAACAATTCAGTATCCGCATCAACCCTAAACTATTCGAGGCTCTCGGTTCGTTGTACACGGACCCAATCCTAGCCATCTGCCGTGAGTACATGACCAATGCAGATGAGGCACACCAGCTTGCCGGTCACAAGCAACCCATCCGGGTTACGTTACCCACGGTACTAAAGCCTGAGCTCGTCATCGAGGACAAGGGTCCTGGCTTATCGCAAGATAAGATCTTTGAGCTGTTCACCACATACGGTGCAAGCGGCGATGAGAAAGAGACAAGCAATGCGTACGAGGGTGGCTTCGGTCTAGGCGGTAAGTGCTGGCGGTCCTATGCCGACAGCATCATCGTTGAGTCCAAGCACGGTGGGGTCAAGACAATCTACTCGTTCTTCCTGGACGAGACGGGTATGGGTAAAGCTGCTGTCCTTGATAAGACCGCAGCTACCGGCACGGGTGTCACCATCCGTATCCCCATCAAGAAGGATGACATCGGTACCTTCACTGCACGCGCAGTAAAGATCGGCTCGATGTTTCCTGTCCGACCTACCTTCACCAACCTAACAGACGCACAGTTCAAGGAGTCAATGGATAACGACGCGGACTTTGCTAACCGGGCTACCATCCACAAAACAGATAAGTTCAGTTACTTCGGGGATGGCTCTGCTTCGTATGTTCGTATGGGTAGGTTGGTCTACCCCGTCACCACTCAGCATCTTCCCTCCAACTTCAGCGCGATTCTCAAGAGTCTGCTCGAAGCTGGTGTGTTGATTAACTACACAGTTGGCGAACTGGATCTTGCGCCTAGCCGTGAGACGCTTAAGTACACCACCAAAACCGTATCGGCTTTGTTCGGTGAGCTGAAAGCTGCGGCTGACGGGATGGCTAAGGGTATTCTTAAGGAAGTCAATGACCTCCCTTCGGAGCACCAAGCCATCATCAAGATCAATGAGCTGACCCGTAAAGCATTTCGGGGCGGCAATCATTACAATAACGACGTCGAGAAGTTTAATTGTCAGTTGGCTGATAAGCTGGACAAAAAGTGGACGTGGCAAGACAAGCCGCTTCTACATAAAACCTATGAACTAGGTAAAGCGTTCCCACCTGAACCATCGGGTTACCCGAACACAACGGTTGAATACTACAAGTCACTAGGTTTGTGCAGTCGTGTGTTTTGGTTGAGAAACTGGGGCTCTAAAAACTTACAGTTCCAAGATGAACGGGAGATCATCCCGTCCAAGCGTGCTGCCTTCGTAACGACAGGTACTCGCATGTCCTCACCCAATGCGAGGATTAAGAAGTATCTGAACGACAACAAGGAGGTTGACCACGTTTATGTGCTGGGTCTTAGCGACGCAGCCAAAGCCAAGGTCCTAGCCAAGTACCCGGGGTTGATGAGCTTACCGTTCATCGAAGCCGATACCTTGCCGCTACCTGAAAGGGATAGCTCCGGCGACGGCAGCACAGCTGCTGGCGTTAAGAGTAAGAAGCACTGCAAGGGCAACGTGTTTGTGTTCGATGGCAACAATTCGAATGCAGAGAAACGTTCCGACTTGTGGAGCATAACCAAAGACTACGACTTAGACGTACAAGAGATCTATGTCGTGTTGGATAACTTCCACGCCAACACCTTGAAAGGTGGGCACTTTGGTATGTGTCTCAACACCGCCAGGAAAGCACTGGCTTCAGTAGGTATGAAGTTTGCCCACATCCACGGTATCAAGACTAGCGAACTAGATAAGGTTAAAGACTCCAAGTGGTTGCATATCACTGAAGCCTTCGACTTAGCCTGCGCCAATCTTGATGCTGACGAAGCATTGAAGGCCAAGGTCTACCCGATCATGGCCTACTCGATGGTTGGCAAAGGACTTCATTGGTCCGACAGACCAAAGAACATGACGGAGAAACAACACGGCAATCTGTCTTATCTGAGAGAGATGCTTAAACGAGTGAGCTCGTTTGTTGAAGGTGCAAAAGGACTTGATGAAGTTCTGTTGGATCTTAACCGCGAGTTCAAAGCGTTGAGCGATGAACGTGCAACCTACGAATGTTGGTTGAGCATGGCATACACCCTCGACTTTAAATGGTCAAACGTTGTGGGGTATGAGCCAGCGATCTTCGACAAGATCCGTTCCTTACTCAGAGATTACCCACTGCTGCGTTACTTCAACTACAACTCCAATAGTTTGAACGACACGTTCAGATCTAAAGGGGTCGCAGCCTTGAATGAATACATAACTTTGAAGCAACCCCTGGTTCAGAAGAATCAGGCTCAGCTTCCCAACAAAGAAAGAGAGGTAGCATGAACATAATCATAACCGAAAATGACCTGACTGCGGTCATCAACAACAAGTCCTACACCCTCCGCAAGGAACACCCAAACTTCCGGTTGGTGGTGGACGGTATCAAGAACAAGCTCCCTGAGACGGAGATCGTTGACTTGATGGACGTCACCAAGAGCGTTGTTCACTACACCGACGGTAAGGTGGAAGTGCGTAACGGCGAGGTGTTCTACGACAACGAGCCAGTACAAGGCACGTTGGTAGAGCGTCTGCTCAGCTTCATGCAGGAAGGTCTCCCGCATGAACCCTACATAAAGTTTTTAGAAAACCTTATGCAGAACCCCAGCAGTCGTAGCCGGTCTCAGTTGTACCGCTTCCTTGAGCACAAGAGTTTGCCCATCACAGATGATGGCTGCTTCCTTGCGTACAAGGGGGTCAGGGACAACTACCTGGACTGCCACTCTGGCACGATCGACAACAACCCCGGACGGCGCATCACCATGCCCCGTTCCAGGATCTCAGATGATCCTGACCTGGGTTGTCACACTGGGTTACACGTGGGTAGCGAGGAGTATGCGACCAGCTTTGGTCAGCGTACCGTCATCGTTAAGGTTAACCCTCGTAACGTAGTGTCAGTCCCCTTGGACTGCGAGTGCCAGAAGATGCGGGTCTGTGAGTACGAGGTGACGGCGGATTACGCCGGCTCCATGCGTCAGACTTACAGCTCCAGCAATACTGGGTACGGTGACAATAGCTATTACAACGATACCGATAATGATTGCAGCGACGAGGATGAGTCCGGTGCATGCAGCACTTCCGTCCTCAACCCCAATCGTTACGAGTACAAGTTCACACATCAGGTCTAATTACTGACTGATGATGGCCAGTAAGGGGCGGTCGCCCCTATCCGACCGCCCCTGAAAACCATAAGGAGGACACATGAGTGGAGTTACATACGGACAGTGGCAAGCAAGGATGTCGTCTCAAGCTGCAGCTGAAAGCTCTCGTGAATACCACGATCTTAAAGCTCAGATGCTTCGGCTAGAGAATCAAAAGCTTAAGGAAGAAATCCTTAGGCTACAGAAAGACAACAGGCAACTAGATCGAGAGGAACAACTTCGATCGGAGCGTTGGGCATGAGCTTACTCAACAGAGCGGCAGTCAAACGTTGTGCCTTGGACATGGCCAGCTTCAAGTTCAAGGAACGCAACAAGACCAGGTTGGAGATGGGCATCGCCCCGCTGAAAGCTGCGCCTTCACGGGTTAGTGGCGAGTTCATGGACAACTTTGAAGCAAAGGTAATCAACACACTTAACACTATGGTCAACGACCATAAGACAGGAGCAACACTATGACAATAAAAGAAAGAAGAATGCTCATTACGAAACATGCAAAAGACCTTCCCCAGTTGCGAGAAGCCGCAGCGGAAGTAGGAAGTTGCAGCGTCAACGAGGACTTAGGTTGGACCAAGGGTTACATTGCTGGTCTAAGCCACGGTAAATATAAAACACAAGCGGAGCTGAAAAGAAAAGTATGACATTAGCTATGGCTGAGTCCACGATCGGGGCTCTGTCCAATCCAAGCAAGATGCCCGGCTGGGGCTGGGGCATCTCCGCACTTAACTGCAACATCGGTACCAAACTAAGAGAAGTTGTCGATAGCGTATGCGCTGAGTGCTACGCCCTACGCAATCGGTACGTCATGCAGAATGTGGTGCAGGCTCACGCTAAGCGTCAGCTTGCATCCAACCGGCACGACTGGGCCGACATAATGGCCATGATGATCAACCTGAAATCAAAGAACAAAGGTGGCGACGCCTTCCGTTGGTTTGATTCTGGTGATCTTCAATCGGTAGAATTACTGACAAAGATCTGTCAGGTCTGCGTCAAGACACCTAAGGTAAAGCACTACCTACCAACAAAGGAATACAAGATCGTACAGGACTATGTCCAGGGTGGCGGGGTTATCCCTGACAACCTGTGCATCAGGCTATCCGCTTACATCATTGACGGTCCCCTACCCCAAGCCTTGGCCCAACGCCTCGGCGTACAGACAGCTGTAACCGTTACTAACAACGCTACCTGCCCAGCCAAACAGCAGAACAACAAGTGCTTGGACTGCCGCATTTGCTGGGACAAAGCCACAACCAACGTCAGCTACATCAAACATTAAGAAAGGATACATGATACAACCCATTAACCCTGTCAATGTTACCGACTACCAACGAGACGACGTTAACCTTCAAGCGTTCTGGATCTTCTGCATACTGACCGCCGGCAAGAATGCCGACACGGCAGCTAAGAAAGTATCGGAGTTACTGAACCGATTCACTACGCAGAAGCCCTTTGAATACATCAGACAGCTTGGGCCTATTGCCCTGCGCAACGCTCTGCTCTCCGCCAAAAGCGGACAGTATGAGCGGATCTCCCAAGCCTTAATGGAATCATGCAACCTCAACCTTAGATACGCCACGACGGATGAACTAGACGATGTCTACGGTGTAGGTCCCAAGACAGCTAGGTTCTTCATCCTACATACCAGACCCTTGGTTAGGGTCGCTGTGCTCGACACCCACATCCTCAAATGGATGAAAAGTGTCGGCGTAGAAGATGTGCCTGAGGCATCCCCAACAGACAAAGAAGTGTACGAAAAGTATGAGCGCATCTGGCTCACGCTTTACCCGTCACACTTCCCCAACTGCACGCCAGCTCAAGCCGACTTGCTTATCTGGAGATTAATGAGCGGACGCGAATGAGATTCTTTTACCACTTCAACAAACCCTTATCGGTACAACGCAAGGACGTCTGGTGGACTATTCACTACCAGGGTCGTTGCGTTCCCATCACAGGTTTCGAGTGCCGTGTGCCGACACACGATCGCAAACGAAAATCACAACCCCGTGCAGTTGTTTGGGGCGATGCCCATAGCATCAGCATACAAGACAACCGCGCAATTATTACATGAAGGATACCCCTATGACGACATACGCCATTAAGAATAACCGCAACCTTTGGCTCTCAATCGACGATACCTGGCTTGACCTTGAACAAGGCATACGCCAAGACACGATACGTGGCTACACAGAATTAGAAGCAGTTAACGAGGATCTACTCAAGTACCAGCAGGATCAGGCTACAGTTGCCTACCATCCCTGGCAGACGGGTAAGACCCGGGAGCTGCAGCTTACATGACAGCCGCCATTAGGGATCTCTACTACAACCTTAAACAATCCGACATCGACAGCTACACCCGCTACTGGGATGAGATTAACCCCAGAGGAGATAAGATGCGGGAGTTCAAGTTCTGGATGTTCAGTATCTTTGCAGCCAACATGGGCTGGGAAGACAACGTCAAGTGCATGGAAGCTGTCGGCAACCACAATGATTGGATCGACAATACAGCCGAGTTAGAACGTAGACTGTACAACGCACGCACTGGTTTATGGCGGAGCAAAGCCAGAGACATCCAGCGTTTCACACAGTTGTTTATGCACAAGTATCACAGCTTTGTGCGTCAATCCAACGAAAGCTGCACTGAATACCGCAACCGCATTGCCGCGACTGTCCCTGGTTTAGGGCTGGCTAAAGCCAGCTTTGCCATCGGCATGTTGAATCCTAACTGCATGGTCGTCTGCCTGGATCGATTGATCTTGCGTGGAATCCATGCATTAAAAGGACGGCAAGTAAACAAAACGGAGTACACAAAAATGGAGAACCATTGGACTAGACTCGCCTCTGACTATGACGTTAAACCGTTCATTGCTAGAGAGATCTGGTGGAACAAGCTTCAAGGCTTTAAGTCCACGAGATACTGGAGTAAGACATTGGAATGACTAACCCCAGATTATTATGGAGGGCAGATAAAGACTATAAACATTACCAAGAAGGAGACATTAAACTAGGCGTAGACCTTGCCAACTGGGCTCATGCTCAGACGCAGGTTGAACTTAAGAATTCCAAGCAACTAGCTAAGAGAAGCAAAACATATTGGATGAGTTGGGATGAGTGCAGTGAGTATTATCAAAAGCACTGCAACCATGTCCTGCCTCATGACTGTGAGTTTGGACACGAGAACTGTTCAGATAAACCTGACGGCGTCTGCGTGTACTGCACAGCTATGTTTGAGTATATGCGTGCTCATGAGTCATCGTTGCTTGCTGCATTCCAAGACGAAAGGATCCAGGAGATTCTTGGCCCGGAAGAAGTCAACGCATACTACAAACGTATGCTTGGCTATGACGCCGAGCTTAACAAAGATATCAACAAGAACCTTCTTAGTAAGAAGTGTTTGATCGATATCCCCTCAAGATACAAAGGTCAAGGCAAGCAGTTAAAGGAACTGTATGATGCCTTCAAGGGTCCAAGCCCAATGGTCAGGGCTGACGACCCTCCTGAACCACCTTGTAAAGTGTTCTAGAGAAGTCTGCCCGACAGCGAGCGTCTCGATCCCCCACCTGCCATGGTGCCAAATCTTCCCGTGTTCACAAAGAAACGTGGAGGGGGTCGGACGTTCGCCGTTGTGGTGGATGAGGGGCCCATGCCGTCCTCATCATCTTCATTTTTTTTACGTGGTTTAAAGTCGGGGATATTACCGGCAGACTGAACTCGATTAGCCTGCTTGGCTACCAACTCACCAATCATTCTTTGCGTGTCGGGTTGGTTAAGAAAGGACATAATGTCAGGCTCCGGAGCTTTATCTTGAATACCGATGGGGGCTTTGACCGCTTGTTCCGCCATTGCTACAGATTCTTTAGCGGAGGGTTTGTATGTATCGGCCGACGGCTGTGGCTCAGGAGTTTTGTTGATCTGTTCTTGTTGCATCTTATCCAACTGCTCAAAAGCCCGATTGTAATCTTCCACAGATGGATCTTGAATTCCGCGTTGTTGAAGCCAGTTAGCCGCCTCCTCAATACTGACAGAAGATACTTTTTTAGGTGCGACGGGAGCCTCTGCTTCTTTTGGTTTGCGATAATTCTTTGGCCCGTTGGACGCAACGTCGTAGGTCCTGGCTGCCACCTTGCCTATCATGGGGAGCGCTATTCCTCCGGCCACCGCACCTACCCCAGGCATGCCAAATCGACTACCAATCATAGCTCCACCACGCTGCCCGATAGCCATTAGACTGGCATCGAGAAGACCTTCACCCAAAGCTTTGTTTGATTCCGGTTTGTTTATTGCTTCGTCAACAGTTTTTCCTGTGCTGATGTCGTCATAGAATTCCTTACCGCGACCGTATATATTTCCGGCCACACTTAATCCCGCTCCATACTTCATCAACTTACCACCAATACCTTTTGCCTTAGCGATAGTGCCGGCCGCGCCTTTAGCTGCGCCTTCTGCAGCACCCTCGGCTGCTGTAGCACCTGCCTTTCCAGCCGCGCTTAGCTCTGCGGTAACCGCGTCTTTAGTAGCTTTGGCTGAAGGATTGCTAGCAACAGATTGTAGTTTTGTAGCGCCTCCCCTAATTTTGCCGCCTTTAGCTTGAGGGGCCGGCGTCTTTGCCGGTTCGGCGGCTGCTGCTTTAGGGACAGTTTGAGCTACGGGCTTTTGCTTGCTTGCCCAGCCAGCGGGTAGTTCAGCCTCAACCTCTTTGACCAAACCCTTTTCAAGCATATCACCTAACCGAGTTTGAATTTCGGGAGGTTGGTTTTTTAACCAGACTTTAATCTTGGTTATGCGTTTATCGCTTGCTGTCGCTGTGGCCATATGTATTACTCCTTTTTAGCTACTGTCAGATATTAGTCAATATTATCGCTTTTGATCTTTTTCCCATTGATCATCTTCGCCGTCATCATCTTTGTCTTTGAAGGTCCAAGGCATACGACTGCCCGGGTGCTTGGAAAGAAGCCAGTCAGTCTCTGGGGATTCCTCACGGGCAATCTGTCTTGGCTTTCTTTTTTTACCGGCCATGACTACCCGTTAAAGAACCCTGGGAAACTATATCTTGTTGGTTGCTCGTAAGTAAACGATGGCTGTTTCAAGCTCTTGGCGTACTCATCCAGCATATCATTGGTTGCGTCGTCGGCTTTTGATGCCCCTGCCCCCGCAAAACTACTAAGCAACTTGGCCAAACCACCCATAGCATCGAGCGCTTTACCTGCTATTGCGCCGCCATCCATGCCTTTACCCATACCATTGGAGGATAGAAGATCCTCCCCAGAAGGGGCTTTACCACTAGGGTTTCCATTTGGGCCATTCTTTTTGTACCAGTTTTCAATATCGTCCAAGCGGTCATGAACTCTTGGCACAAAACCTTTAGCCAAGTTTGGATTGGGGTTTGGTTCCGGCAAAGGTTTCGATGGTTGTTTGGGGGACATTTCAAAAGAAAATCCTGGCATCGTTTCTACCGGCGGAGTGTTTGCCTGGCCGGCTGGAGGCTTCGCGCCTTTTACCTCTGGTATTAAACGATCGACACTCTTCATGGCATTCATGATTGATGATGAGTATTCCTGAGGGTTTGTGGTCGCATACCCAGAGGCAGCTAATGCATTAATAAAGCCGTTGGGGTCCGTCTGTCCTCTTACGCTTTTGTATCTCTCTCCTGATAGAAAGTTTCCGTACTCGTCTGCGTACTGATTTATATCAGCGAACTTCTTGAAGTTGGCTTGCGTGCTTACTTTCTTTCCGTTGACTTCTTCTTTCGTAGGCATTCGCACGGACGGACCGTTCTTCCACTCTTTAATTCCACCAAAGTTATTAGCGGTTCTCGATAGATCGCTCGTACCCCACCCAGATTCCATAGCCCATTGAGCCATGACCGCGTTACTAGGAACCCCCAATCTTGCGGCTACGCGTTCGGCTGGCACAATTGCCCGTTTAATAAAATCAATCTGTTCTTGTCTTGTAGCCATATATTTATATTCTAATTACTTACGTTTTGTGGTCAATAATCCTACAGCTTTACGCCTTGTTTGATTAGTTCGGGAGTCAATTGTTTAGATGCTATGTCCGATGCTTGTTGGCCAAGTTTTCTTAGGTAGCTATCCAACTGCTCGGCAGTCATTCTTTTAGCCATAGCAAAGAAGGCCGGCCTACGTACAACCTGAGCAATCACCTTACCGCGCAGTTCTCTAAACTTATAGAACTGCTCGTCGTTGAGAGGATAGTTCCCAACTTTCTGCCCACGCCGAGCATCAGGAATGAATGTGTTCTTAGCCATGAATAGCTTAAACAGTGGGTCTGCCTCAGAAGTATTGATGAACCTTTGCAGGAACACCATTCTTTCGACTCCGGCCGGGGCATTGACCACCTCACCCAACACGTTCAGCTGAGGCGTCCCGGTCATGCTCTTAAGGATGGGCACTTTATTAAAGAGCCACTTGCCGACAAAACTTGTCTGCTGTTGCGGGATGGGTTCAAAGATCTGATCAGCCTGTTTGAGAACGTTCGGGACTGCGTTGCCGACCGCACCGGAGAAGAAGTTCTGCAGGGCTGAAACGTCTTGTCCTTCAGAAGTTCCGTCCAGCATCTTGAACAGGTTGGACAACCCCTGAAGGAATGATTGGTTGAAGGGCACCTGGGCAACGGCGAGTGCGGCCGAAGTAACTTTTTCGGTCAGGTCTTTCTCTCTACCTCTTGGGTAGTTGGATTGATCAAACCACGTTCCGACAATCGATAAAGGAATAGCCAAGGGCGTGGAGAGGTAGCTGAGCTTGACGCTGTTACCCCCAAAGGAGAACGAGTAAGGAACATATCCGCCTTCTCGCGCCTGTTTTCTTGCCGCCGGATCGGAAGGCCCGCCACCGGTGATTGTAAACCCATCATCCTGACCATCGTCGTCCTTATCCTTCAACATTCCAGCTAGACCAGCTAACACGATCATGGCGCTTGTCCCGATGACAGCCTGGATGGCGTAGAGACTGCCCTGCTCAATCTTCTTGATTTGCTCCATTTGTTCAACGGTCTTAGCTAACCCACTTGTAGTTTTTGCACCGGCTTCTTTCCAAGCTTTAAAGGCTCGGTATGCACCAATTGGAGTGTAGTTAATACTCTCGTTGGTCACGTTCGATACGATCTTGGTGAAAGGCACAAACAATGGGACAAGAATTGGGTGCTCCCTGGACAACGCCCCAATGCCCTCGGCGATATGTCCAAGAAGTCCGTACGGTTTGTTGTTATAGGTAGCGTAGAGAGATAAGTCTTCCGCGCGACGCATGATGGCTGCTCTTTCTGGGTCACCTTGGATTGCTAAGTCGCGTAGTTCGTACACTCGCTTGGTGAAATCTGCTGTACCAGGAGTCAATTTCTCGCCGATAGCCTGCTTTGTGGCTTGCTCTACGAACGAATCCGTTTGATTGAGCAGTCTTGCGGTCTCTTCCTCTACCGATAAATCGGTTACCTTGTTCTCGACATTCTCGATAGCCTGGATCTGTGCCTGAATCGCGGCAAACCCTTCCATCGCAGAACGGCCGAACAATGCATCCGAGGCGGACATGATCCTAAAAATATATTTACCCTTGGACAGCACCTTCTTCATCAAGGTATCGGTTCCCATAGACTCAAGGGCGTTGATGCTTGCCTCGTCCACGTACTTACCATTTGTCCGTGGGTTAATGTCTCCGTGAAGAAGGATTCCTTTAGCTTCCGCCAAGGCAATGGTGTGCATCGAAGCTAAGAATGTTTTATAGCCGAGCGTCATGTATTTGATCGCTAGCGCCGGGTTTCCTCTAGCGGCGGCCGCCGCCATTGAGTAAGTCGCTATATCTGCGATTGCTTTAATAGCGGTCGAAAAGAAGTTCATCCAGAATGTCGCTGGACCAGATAGCATAGACATATACCAATATGCGGAAACCTGCGGCAGAGCTCCTGATTTGGTGGAATTATGAAGAAGCTTCAAAGCATCATGGAACTTCCTATCTCTTTGGAAACCGTAAGGTGTCCTTGAAGCATCAACCATCATCTTGCGAAGAGTTTCAGCCGTGTTTACATCGAACGACGGGAACTTGCCCAGGCTTTCAATGGTTGAAAGAACAACGTCATCATTGATTGCGCCTAGCGCGGCCAGTTCAAGGATCTTTCTGGCGTCGCCGGAGATAGCATCCTCGATGGTATTGCCGGACTTGGAGATCGGTGGTTTTACAACCTCATGCATCTCCCCAAGCAACTGCTCGATACGCTCGGCTCGAAGCTCGGCATTGTTCATACCTTTGCGGTTTACAATATTCCTGCGGAGCGTGCGGCCACGTAGACTCAAAGCCTTGCCAAGCTGGGTCTGCATGTTCTTTTGAACCATGTCAGCCAACTCAAACAACAGAGGCTCGTTTTCATATTCTGGCAAAAGCTTGGCCAGCACACTTACAAGCTGTTCACCGCTGAACTCGGCGTAATGATTCCTGATGATAGTGGCCAGATCATCCTGGTTAACCTGCTTTAAAGCCTGCCCATACAGATCATTGATCTGTTTAATCAAAGCCTGAACCCCTGCGTCATTCAGAGTAAGCCCCAACGCTTCACCTTGAGCTTGCTTAACTTCTTCCCCAAGCGACCCTAGCTGCTCACCTACCTTGTTCTTCAATGCGCCCCTTGTCTCTGCAAGTCGAGACACGTATTCAGTCACCATGCCGGATGGAGACTGCATAAGAAACTGTTTCAACAGTCTGTATGCAATAGAGATAGTCTGACCCATCCCTCGGCCGAGTTTACTTACATGCTTCAACAGCATAGTAGCTTTGTGGTTCTGCCCTGTCTCAGAGAATCTTCCGATTGCGTAGCTGGCCAGGGTAAAAATCTGCGTGTTATCTAGACTAAAAGTCTGATCTCCAATTTCAACGGCAGCTGTTGTATCCGGAAGCGGGTTATAGCTAAGCCACACAGCAACTTGATCGGCACTCAACTCACGAAGAATATTTTCAACGGCCTCAATTGCCCCGATGTTCTTTAGATACGCAACTTCTTCTGGCGAGGTCTTTTCAGTATAGGTAGGCACCCCACCCTCGTTTTGGAACAACCTTGCGCCATTGGCTGCTGCGGCTTCCTCCCTTTGAGCTCCGATAGGCTTGGCTCGGTTGAACGCGTCGCCCATCGGCAGCAACCCTTCCGTCTCGACGGTCGGTGTATTAACCGTCGGAGGCGCCACATAGTCAGAATAGAAACGATCGTAAATAGCGCTGAGTTTATTATAAGTTGTATAAAGCTCCCTCGCCCGAGGATCGGAGGAGGCTTTGAGTGTGCTGAAAAGATTGAATACGGAATCAAGAACCGTACGGAGCCAGCCTAGGAACGATTTCCGTTGGGATCTAGCGAACTCGTCCATCGCCATAACTTGCTGGCGAGATTGTCCTCGGATCAGGCTGGATACCCGATCCTGAACCTGGAGGCTTCTCTGAAGTTCTAAGCCTTCAGTAAATACTTTGGCGCCCCTGCTCTTATCCAATTCCAGCAATAGCCGCAAGAACTCAGCCACCAGAACTTCATCACTTTGCTTGGTCTCTGGGTAGAGCTCGCCAAGAGCTTCCGTAACGGAAACGGCCTTCTTACCTTCAAGCTTGACCTTTAGTCCGTTGTCCTCAGCGCGTAGGAAGTTGGCTGCATCGCGAACACGATCGTTATAGTAAGACTCCCATGATACGCCACCGTTGGGGAAGCGAGCCCTATACTCTTGCCGGAGCTGCTCAAAGTAGGAAAGATGCGCGACTTCATGGGCGATAAGTTGATCCATCAACTGCTCGGTCAGCTTGTCGTACGTGTTCCTGGCTACGGGGTCGAGGAAGTTAATATCTTTCTGTTGGAAAAGTTTCTCTGCTAACAGTTCTGGGTTGACGAAGATGGTCGAGTTAACAGGGTCCATCGCGTTGTCGGAACCGCGAACCGTAAACACAGGGTAATTCTCTGCGGTGTTAGACTGGAATCTGACATTCTTAAGCCCTTTGCGACGAGCAGAAGCACGCAGATACTCCATCGCTTGCTCTTGTCGAGGGTCTTGGAGGTTAAGAAGATTTGAATCAAAGCTTACGCCTGCGTCTGCAAAGCCTTCTTCAGTCGCATACTTGGAAGCTCCGGAGACATCAGCCTGAATCTTCCTTACTCGGGACAGGTTGGCTTGCCTGCGGTACGGATCGTTGATCACACGCATCTGGTTAAGCGTTGCCGCTGAATCAAAGGAACCCCTGTTCTCAAAGGCGGGCAAAAGAGCGTTGAACAAGATATCTCGCATACGCGCCCGATCATTCTCGGGGCTGATAAGATCTTCAGGGGCCAGTGTTCCGTCAAACTTTCCGACTGGATCAACAAGTTGCTCCATCAACTGCTCCAAGGTAGTTCCATTAAACTTGTACTGCTGTCTGAGTCTGTTGATTAGCAGTTCCGAAGTGTCTCTTAAGGATGCTAGCGGGCTATTTCCGAGAATATTTAACAACGCTTTCGGCAGGGAGCCGACCCTCTTTGGGTTGGCAGCCAAGTTCATTGCTCTTATTTCTGGAGTTGATTTATTTCCAATAGGTATTCCGGCTTGTCTTATATCTTTCCGTAGCTGAGATGCCCGGCTCTGCGCATCGACGACTTCCTGCTCGTATTGACGAAGCGTTTCGCGGACCTTTTCAGCATCCGAGAACTCCTGC